AAATGTATGCGTGGTGATACCAGTGATAATGTCTTCTCGGCGTATCCAGGTGTGCGTACTAAAGGTTCTAAAAACAAAGTTGGTCTTACTGAAGCGTTCGAAGATCGTAAAAGCCGCGGATATGCGTGGAACAATCTCATGCTTCAGAGATGGGTTGACCATAACGGCGTCGAACACAGAGTACTAGAAGATTATCAGCGTAATGTACAGCTATGTGATTTAACAGCACAACCTGCAGACATTAAAGAAAAAATAGTAGAAACAATTAAAACAAATGCTGTATCCAAAACTGTAGATCAAGTAGGAATTCGCATGTTAAAATTCTGCAATGCATGGGATATGAAAAAGATTGCTGATAATATTCAGCAGTATGCAGAACCATTTCAAGCCAAATATCAAGGAGAACTAAATGTCACAACTAGCTAAACTAGCAAAAGTAAATGAAAATATTTCTATCAATCGTTACGACAACGGATGGATGGTAGAGATTGGTGGTCGCAATAAAAAAGAAGACTGGGCTACTACAAAAACTCTGTGTAATACAGAAGATGAAGTTATCGCTCTAATTAAAGAGTGGAATTCGTTGCCATTAGATCAATAAGGAGAAAAAAATGTCAGCTACATTAGCAAATTTAGGCAGTGCGTTAGCCGGCGAAAGCCAAGCGCATATCAAATATCGATACTTTGCAAAGATTGCTCGCGAAGAGGGTCATGAAGAAATTGCAAAGCACTTCGAACATACCGCAGATCAAGAACTCAAACACGCATGGGGTCATTTGGAATTGCTCATCGGTAAACCTTCAACTAAAGAATGTTTGGAAAAAGCAATTGAAGGTGAAACTTACGAGTTTACTACAATGTACCCACAGTTTGAAGCTATTGCTATCAGCGAAGGCAATGTTGCCGCTGCACAAGAAGCACAAGATCAAATTGCCGAAAGTAAAGAACATGCAGAGCAATTTGCAGCTGTTTTAGCAAAAGCAGAAAAACGTTTTGCCGCATTGAGCAAAATTGAAAAGCGTCATGCTGAAGCATATCAAGCAAAATTGGAGGCACTATAATGGAACACGTATGCATAGTTTGTGGTCATGTCCACGATGAAGAAACAGAAGGTAAATGGGATGATCTACCAGAAGATTTCCTTTGCCCCGAGTGTGGTTGCGGTAAAGAAGAATACGAGTTACTTTAATCAGGTAATGTCATGGCTGTATATCGTATAACTCCGCTTGAAAAGAAAAGCATTGTCTGGCATGTAGAAATGTATCGCAACAATGCGGACGGGTCTATTAGCTGGTTTAATCTAGACAAAACATTCCGCTGGGGTCAAGGCTTTATTGAAGATGATATGGACTGTAACTTGCCCTATGAAGATAGCCAGGTTGCCTATGCCAAATCTGAGCCTGGGTGGGGTTGTGAGTTTGATGATAGCATTAATATTGAAATAGAATACAGCGACGATATCACCGAAGAAGAACAAGAAGCCATTCGAGAAGCTTACTACGAAGGCGGAGCAGGTTGGCTATTTGATGGCGAACACGATTGGCAAGAAGAAGATACATCTGTTCTTGTATATGCACCATTCCAAGTTAGCTTATGCGAAGATGATGGCACTGTCATTGAAGAAAATGTAAAATTAGAAAAACGGCCTACTATGGCAGAAATTAAAGAATCTATGCCAAAATGGCCTTTTGATAGTCAAAATAATGAATAAATACACACATTATTCTAGTGCCTACGGGGCTGAATAATATCAAGGAGAAAAATATGACAGAAATATACGCCAAGCCTATTGTGGATGGTAAGTTTTGGATTGTAGAACAAGACGGTTCTAAAGTTGCAACACTACACAAAAAAGAAAATAATAAGTTCGTACTATCTAATAGTAACGGTGAAGTAATGTTTAATAAAAAACAAGACCTCACAAAACAATTTGGTTCTAACTTTTTCTTAACCAGTACAAAGGTTAAAGTCAGTCAATCGGAACCCAACGACTGCCACGGATACCCTACCAGTGTAACTCCATACAACGCCATGTATGATGTGCGCCGTAAATTACCCCTGTTTACTAAGAGTAATGCCAGCAAGAGTTTGTATTGCGCAGGCTACTATACTATCAAGTTTAACAAAGGATGGGTTAAATCATTCTGCCCTAAGGTCATTACACTAGAACGTAATGAATTTAAAGGACCGTTTAAAACTGAATTTGAAATGAAACAAGTATTGTCTAATGTCAAATCAGATTAATTTAACACCAATTACACAGTTTGCACAAGTATTACGTGCTGCTGAATTAACGCAAAGTAAAGAAATTAAAATGCCTATTCAGCAAGCACGTCTACTAAATCTTGCCTTGTTAGAGATACAAGATAAGCTATTACAAGACTATACAGCATTGTTTTTAGAGCTAAAAAATAGTTCAGAAACAGAGGTTATTACTGTTAGTATGGATGGTGGCGGTTTTAAGGACAAATAGAGATAAATATATGCGTATATATTCGAGGATACGCAATGAGTCGACCGAAGCCGCAAGTACTACTTGAGTACGTAAACAGGAAAAATTATAAAGCAGAACAAGTTCTGGAAGCAGAAGCAATTTGGGCTGTATTTTATAAAAATAAACCCTTTAATTTAAAGAGTTTTAATAGCCTCACGAGTTACCCTGGCCCGAAGTACAAAAAAGTATCATTTAGTAACCCTGGGCATGCAATCAATTTAGCCAAGAAGTTAAACTTAACCTACGGTACAGAAGATTTTCAAGTAGTTAAGCTAACCGAAGGATCGATTGTAAAATGATAACCCGAGATGCATTAACCAAAATATTTTTACAACAATGGGGTAAGAGTATTGATGATGCTAATCTCAAACTATTTTCTCGTAAATGGTGGCAAAGTACCCGAGTAGGAAAAGAAACTGCATTTCGGCTTAGTGACGAAGGGTATGAATTTTTGGTAAAAGAATTGGATTTGAAAGAGTACGAGATTCCATTTACTGAACCAATCGAACTCAGTCCCCAAACAATTATATTTTTGGAAAGATATGTAGATTGTCCGTACTATCTTACCAATATGTCAATTACAGTATTTTCTGAGCGCAAGAGTTTTGAGCTAATGTTGTTTAGTGACGACATTAGAAAGTTTGGACTTATCAAAGCGATGAATGAGCGGGAAAAAGAATTAGCCAAAACAGACTAATTAGATAAAAAAATTGTTGACGCAAATACAGATAGGCGTTATAATACATACATAGACAACGTTATTCGTAACAACAATTTTTAACTAAGATAGGAAACAAAATGGCAGAAATTTCCAGCCGCACAGTTGGTCCAAACGGTGCTAAAAAGTCCTTGCGCAAGGCCTTTAATAACAAGCGTCCAATTTTCCTGTGGGGTCCTCCAGGAATTGGCAAGTCCGACATTATTAAACAACTTGGTACTGAGCTTGATGCTCATGTTATTGATGTGCGTTTGAGCCTGTGGGAACCTACTGACATTAAAGGTATTCCTTATTTTGATAGCAATACAGGCACTATGGTTTGGGCACCGCCTAGTGAATTGCCTAGCAAAGAGTTTGCGGCTAAACATAAAAACATTATTTTGTTCTTGGACGAAATGAATAGTGCGGCTCCTAGTGTACAAGCTGCTGCTTATCAATTGGTTTTGAATCGTAAGGTCGGTACTTATAGTTTGCCAGATAACGTTTCAATTGTTGCTGCAGGTAACCGTGAAACTGATAAAGGTGTTACATTCCGTATGCCTGCTCCGTTGGCTAATCGTTTTGTTCACTTGGAAATGCAAGTTAATTGGGACGACTACTTTGACTGGGCTGCAGAGAACAAAATCCACAAGGACGTGGTTGGTTTCTTGAGCTTCTCTAAAAAGGACTTGTACGACTTTGATCCAAAGTCTAGTTCACGCTCGTTTGCTACTCCACGTAGCTGGTCTTTCGTTTCTGAGTTGTTGCATGACGACGATTGCGATAACGAAACATTGACTGATTTGGTGTCAGGTTCTGTTGGCGAAGGTCTTGCTATTAAGTTTATGGCACATCGTAAACACGCCAGCAAGATGCCTAATCCTACAGATATCTTGAACGGCAAAGTTAAGAAAATGGATAGTAAAGAAATTTCAGCTATGTATTCCTTGACTGTGTCCTTGTGCTACGAATTGAAAGATTCTTGCGATAAGAAGGCTAAAAATTGGAATGAACAAGTTAACAACTTCTTCCAATTTATTATGGATAATTTTGAAACAGAATTGGTTATCATGGGTACTAAGTTGGCATTGTCTACTTACAAATTGCCATTGGATCCAGATGAGATCGAGTGTTTTGACAAGTTCCATGCTAAGTTTGGCAAGTACATTGCGGCAGCAACTGACAAAAACTAATTTGGTTTAGCACTATTTGACACCTCCTCCGGGAGGTGTTATACTATATACATAGTAAATATTCAGGAGCATATATGTCACACGCAGATCCAATTATTGACAAAATTATCGTAGCCCGTGTGGGTCTACTACTTCGCCATCCTTTCTTTGGCAATATGGCAACTCGGTTGAAGATCGAAGAAGGTTCCGAATGGATGGGTACCGCTGCAACAGACGGTCGCACCATCTATTTTAATCGTAAGTTTTTTGAACCACTTAGTGTTAAACAAGTTGAGTTTGTTATTGCACACGAAATTCTTCACAATGTTTTTGACCATATGGCTCGACGCGAAGGACGCAATGCACGTATTTTTAATATTGCCGCTGACTATTGTGTAAACGGACAATTGGTTCGTGACCGCATCGGCGAACACAATATTGAAGGTATTAAAATCTTCCACGATCCTAAGTACTATGGTATGGGTGCAGAAGAAGTTTACGATAAAATCTTTGACGAAATGGATGAGCAAGAATTGGATGCGCTTGGTCAATTGCTCGATGATCACATTGATTGGGGCGATAAGGATACTAATGGTAACAAGCCTAGTTATTCAAAAGAAGAACTAAAACAAATCCGTGACGAGATCCGTGAAGCAACAATGCAAGCGGCACAGGCCGCGGGTGCGGGAAATACTCCCGCTAGCGTACAACGCATGATTAAGGAATTAACAGAGCCTAAGATGAACTGGCGTGAAATTTTGCGTCAACAAATCCAAAGCACTATTAAGAACGATTACTCGTTTATGCGTCCTAATCGTAAGGGCTGGCACATGAGTGCTATTCTACCAGGCACACAATTTGAAGATACCATTGACATTTGTATTGCAATAGACATGTCGGGTTCAATTGGTGACGAACAAGCAAAAGACTTTTTGGCAGAGATCAAAGGTATTATGCAAGAGTACAAAGACTTTAAAATTAAATTGTGGTGTTTTGACACTAAAGTTTATAATGAAGCGAGTTACGACGGCTACACAATTGACGAGTTTGATTACTACGAGCCAATGGGAGGTGGTGGCACTGAGTTTGATGCCAACTGGGAATACATGAAAGAAAATGATATCCAGCCTAAAAAGTTTATCATGTTTACAGACGGTTACCCTTGGGGTAGCTGGGGTGACGAAAACTACTGTGATACAATATTCATCATTCACGGCAATAACTCTATTGTTCCTCCGTTTGGAGAATATGCGTATTACGAAGAAGTTAGGGAACACGCTTAATGGCAATTAAAAATGGCAAACCCAACCCTTTAAATTACTTTAATTTACGTAGGGTTGATTTTGCTTGTCCTCATTTTAAATATTCAACTATTGACAAGTACACACCAACGCTAGTCAAATCTTTAGATTCTTGGATACGTAAGAATTTAAATAATAGATATTATATAGGACAGGATGTTAGTTTAGATAATACCAATACAATTGTATATGTAACACGCATTGGTTTTGAAAGTGAAAAAGAGCTAAGTTTTTTCACAATTGCCTGTCCACTATTACAAACGAGATAATTAAATTTATAGCCATTACCCTTAAGGAGATTACAATGACTGACGCACAAAATCAACAACCTGCAGCAGATGCTGCTCAAAGCAACGATCTTACTATCAACGACTTGAATGCCATGAAAGTAATTATTGATATTGCCAGCTCACGCGGTGCATTTAAACCAAATGAAATGGTAGCGGTTGGACAAACATATACTAAACTTACCACATTCCTCGACTCTGTTACTGCACAGCAAGCTGCACAACAAACAGCAGCACCAGCAGGTCAAAATAATGCACAAGCTGTAGCTAATGCTGTAGCAGGAGCTTAATATGGCCCAAGAACTCAAACACGTGGGCCGTGTTACGTCCACTAAGAAAAAATGCTTAGTGGCTTATCGTACATTGCCAGGCGATGCGTATAGTTGTTTAATTGTACCAACAGAGAATATGCCAGACATCTATCACGATGCTATCATTAATCTAGTTGAAAGTAACACTGGACAAGAGTCTCACGAACTTGCCGATGCATTGGATCGTACACAATTTCCAGATGGTTCTCGCATGTTGCCTTGGCTACACGCAAACAATCGACTGATCAAGGCTCCAACAGATGCAATTGAAATGACACCTACTCCTGGCGTAGGAATTCTACTAAGCGAACTTAATCAAATTATTGCAGAACAAATGGGAGTTGCTGTTGACGATTTAGCCATCAGCGAAGGCATCAATGATGCTAAGAAACCCACAGTTGCTCCAGTTAACGAGCTTGCACCAACTGCCAAAGTTGTAGAAAAAACAGTTGCTCCTGATGCTTCTCTTACACCTGATCAACAGGCTAAAGAATACAGAAGCCTAGCTGATAAACTTGCAAAAGAAGCAGCACAATACAGACGTCTTGCAGAAGAACTAGTTCCAACTAAAAAGAAAGAAAAGTGACGAATTCTGGGAAGAACCTTCCCAGAGACGTCATTGATCGGTGGCCAGAAGTATTTGCTGATGTCCAATTGAATGTATTACCTATAAAGTATTTGCATACAGTGCTGATCACTTTTAAAGACGGCAAAACCTGGGAAATTAAAATAACAGCTAAAGCCAAGCGAGATGGTTGGTCTGTGTTTGAAACTAATTTCAATGAGTTATGTAAGACTTACGAAGAGTCTATAGACAACATTGATTTTAAATTAGACACAGAACGAGTTCGTACTGACATCGAGCGTAGTACCCAAAAATTCCTTAAGAAAAAGAAGTTATAAATAATGAATGTTCAGCTACTCAGTTACTCACAACCAACAGCAGAATTTGCAAATCTTGGAATCACGGATGCGCAGGAACTCATTGCGTATTGCGCCCGTGTGTCCAATCCCAGCAACCAACTTAACACAGAGACATCAGACAAACTCATCAAGTACTTGGTCAAACACCAGCACTGGAGCCCACTTGAAATGGTCTCCGCCTGTATTGAAATCACAACTACAAGAGATATTGCCCGACAAATCTTGCGACACAGAAGTTTCAGCTTCCAAGAATTCAGTCAGCGATATGCTGACCCTACTCGAGACTTGTCGTTTGTTACAAGAGAAGCAAGACTTCAAGATCCAAAAAACAGACAGAACAGCGTCGAAGTGGATGATACAATGTTACAAAACGATTGGTACAGAGCTCAGCAACGAGTTATCTATGCTGCCAAACGGGAATACGAATGGGCTATCGCTAATGGTATAGCAAAAGAGCAGGCCCGGGCTGTATTGCCCGAAGGCCTAATCGAAAGTAGAATTTATATGAACGGTACACTACGTAGTTGGATTCACTTTATTGAACTGCGTAGTGCAAATGGCACACAAAAAGAACACCAAGAAGTTGCTATTGCATGTGCTCGAGTGATAGCTGAGATTTTTCCTTTAGCTAAAGATCTTATTTAAAAGTTTCTGGCGGAAATTGTTCAATGTGTGCATTGAACTGATGCTCTAGCCAATCATAATCGTTAATCTTAGCTAGCATTTCGGGATCATCTTTATAGGTGGTCCCAAACCAATTTCCCGCACTCGCACCTCCCTTTGAATATTCACCAAAAGGCTCGTTGCCGCCAAAGTGTATCCATGCATGTAGCCTCTGTTCTGATTGACTGTTATCTTGTCCGGGAATGATTCTACTGGCTAATTTTACACATTCTCTAAATGCACTACGCCATGTGCTAAGTGGATCTATATTAAATTGTGTAATGTTACTAATATCTGGCATTATTTTAAATCTAGAACTAATACTAGTAGTCATATCAACACTAGTAGTATCCATATTTCTTGTTAATTCAGTTGGCAATAATTTGATGCCGCCGAAGCCGTATTCTAATCCATTAACTGGATTAATACTACGCCACACATGTACAATATCTTCTTCGCTGGGGTCTAATTTAATATCAAATTTAAAATTAGGCAATAATTTTGCATCTGCATCAACTACATAAAACATACTAGAAAATACTCGCTTGGCTGCTTCTTTGTGAGCATTATGAATACCTTTAATACCCCGCACCCAATGTGTTTTATGATACGGGAATTTCTTTATAAATTCTTCAATATAATAACTTGGAGGAATTTCTTCTTTGTATGTAATATAAACTATATCGTACATTATAATTTCTTCCTAAGAGTTCGGGGCGAGTTGTTAAACACCGTTTTAAAAAATTTGCTTCCGGTTGAATCAACGTCTGTGATTTCCAAACCGCATTCGTGTTTAAGTGTTTCACCTAAACCCATAATTTCGTAGGGCAACATTTTTTCAGTTACCTTGCTGTATTTGTCTTCCCACTGTTGAGTCAAATAATCAAAATCACGAACATTAGTATAGTCCCAATCTGTACAATTAGTTAGATAGGCGCCTTCTCTTGCACCATACATACTCCAAAGTCCATTAGTAACATCGGCACCAATGTTAGACCAAATCAATAACCTATGATAGTTTTTCCAAAATATTTTACTAATGTCTTGAACTTTTGCACCTTGATCCAACGACATCTTTACACCTTCACGGAATCCTGCTCTGAAGGCTTGAAATGGGCTGGCATTGGTAAAGCTCTCTGAATAGTTTTCGTCAAATTGATAATACAGATCATCAAAACAAAATTCTACTAGACCCTTAGTGTCATTAGGATCAGAATTTTCATGAGTCTTCATATTGTTAACAAACGCAGGGGTCCACATTTTAAGTCCACCGTTGCCGTACATCAAGTGATTAACATGAACTTTTCCGCACCAACTAAACACATGATTAGAAGTTAGACCTAATTCATCTAAGTCAATTTCAACTTCTAAAAATGCAGGATCGATAATGTTGTCGCCGTCTACTGTAACAAAGTATTCTGTTTCGCATTGCGCTGCACAAGCCTTGTGTGCCGCATCACTACCCTTAACTCCATGCACACGTTTAGCCCATGGCACTTTTGCTAATAAATCGGCATAGTTCTTTTCAGCATTAGGTTCATCATAGCTGAGAAATATTATGTCTTGTTCAATTACTTTGATCTTGCTCATATATTTTCCAAATTTTAAGAGAGTATGTAATAGTTGATAGATTGGAAGTAATTGCAATTAAATCAATATTTGATTCCCACTTACTATCAAAATTTATTAAAATTTTATCTGACACTATTGATTTTAAATCTATATCAATTACACGTAGTAAAAAGTTAGGATCTTTTCCTAGCGTGATAAAAAAAGAAATTGAACTTATTGGTAGTTGATTAGAATAGTATCGTTGTCTAAATTCGTCTGAGACTAAAAATACCCACTGGGAATTGTATGCATCATAATGAATTTCCATGTCGGCATTTTCTGTTTCACGCTCAATCCAATATAGTAATCTATTTTTAAAATTATGTTCTTGTATAACTTTTTTAGAAACTAATCCTAAAGAAGCGGTTCCGTCAACAGCTATAACAGTTCCTATGTGAAAATCAGTAAACTCATCTTTTCCAGTAACTAATCTTTCATACTCGAGAAACGAAATTTCCACAAAATGCGGCCACCCTTCAATTTTATGATTGTTTACGCTGAAGATATTCCTAGTCATTCCGTCATAATGAGCATAGAATTTAGGCTCAACTACCTCTACGATTTTTTGTTTTTGAGAGCGTTTAGCCATGTGCTAGCTCCTGTAGTCTTGATAAAATATGTTCAGATAAAAAATCTTTTTCTATGTAATGAAACAACTTTTGTTGTTTTATATTAGCTACGGTTAGCTCATTGGTAAAGTTTGTAAGTACAAAATCTTGCCACAAATTTGATGAAGTCTTCCATCCTTGTAGATGTGTTTTCATATGTACAAATTCCATTGGATTGTTTGCATCCACAACATCGTAAGCACCAGTTATTTCAATTGCTACTGCAACAGCTAAATCCATACTTAACCATTTTTGATATTCTTCAGGAGCAAATTTATCCCAACACCATTCCCAGTTATTGCAGACAAATTCTAAAACTTTATAGAATTCGTAAGCAGAGTTTGATTTTTTAAAGTAATGTAAAGCCGAATAAGGGCTTGTTAGCTTATTAGCAATAAATGTTTTTCTATGTAATTTATCGTTTACTGCTTCTAATTTATAATTTTGTATTCTATTACAATATCGTATATCATAATTTTCACAATATTTCCACCAAGAACTTAAATCTTCCAATACTAACATGTCTGTATCTAGTACAATAGTTTCGTCATAGGGACTGGCATAGTAGAGTTTCCAACGATTTTCTGCTCTATAAAGACTGACACTTTCCGGACTACCAAACGGTATTGGAATAATTTTATCAAATGCAGACTGGTATTCTTTTGGAACAATATCATCAGTTACTAATGAAATATTAGTAATAGTTTTTTGACTCCAACGAATACTCAACGCTAAAGCATAGGCTTGCTGAATATAATCGTCAGAATCTGTATTTTGAGCTAGTACTAAAAATCCTTTAGACACCTGAACCTCCGTCAATAAATCTGCTTAGACTAAATTTATTCATTACATGAATATCTAAACCTTGTGTCTTAGCTAAAATATATTCGCCTGGATAGTCTTTCTTTTCTAATAGAAATTTCATTTTATTATCTACTGAAGAAACTAATAGATCTTTATCTTTAGTATATACCATACTTCCTGGTAACTCCATAGCAAAAGAATTCAATCCTTTTTCGTTCATAATATGTATAGCAATACTAAAAGCATAATCATTTCGAAATAACGTAGAATCTATATTATAAAGTATACGATAATAATTCCAATTAGATTTAATATAAGCAATTAAATTAAAAAATGATTTAGTAATTTCATTTTTTTGAAATATAAATGCCGTGGCCCAGTAAAATGGAATACTATACATATTAACACGATCAAATTCTTCTGTATTTCTCCAAGATGCTAAATCCATACTTTTTGAATATATCTGAAAATCTATATCCCGTGCAAATGCTAGTTTTAAATTATCGCTGTTGATAATATAATCGCTATCAATGACTAGTGTAGTGTCATAGGGTGTTAAATCATATGCAAGATTACGTGCAAAGTTTCTCCACTCAAGATTTTTGGATGTTAGTGAGCCGTCAAAAAACGATTTGCGCTGAGATGCTGATGTATATTCAACATCAATAATTTGATCAAATGGATGATTTGGCTGGCTTTTTTCTAACCAACCTCTGCTATCTGTAATTAAACTCACGGGCAAATCAAGATATTGTTTTGCCTGATTAGCTGAAAATGTAGCTAATTTTATATAATCAACATCTGCATTATTTTGAGCAAAAATTACAATGCCCTGACTCATAACTCAACAATACCTGCAATTTTACGTTTGGCTCGTAAATCGTTAAACGCATCTGCATACGTTTTTACAGATTCTAAATATTTTGAAGTTATGTTAGTTAGAAAAACATCTAAGTCTTCTACTAGTGCTGGAAAATTATTGTCATCAATTAAAACAACATTTTCTGTATTTCCAAGATCAATTAATGTTTTTACAAAACTAATAAGAGATGGTGTAAGTTTAAATGTAGCACCATTGATATAGTATATCAATGAGTGATTGTATTCTTCTAATATAATGCGGCGTTGATTACTAAGTGTTGCCATATAATTGGCAACTTCAAACGCTTTTTCAATTCTTTCATCCATGGGCAGATAACTCCGTAATGTTTATAATACACTACTTTAATTATCTTGTCAATGGCTGCTGATGATTATTTTATAACTTTTAGAACTTGTTGCTTCTAATCCAAGAAGTAGCAATATATTTTGTGCCGTGTACAACTGGCATGCCGCCGTGTAATGTTAAATGATTGGTTATTTTAGAATAATTATATTCAAAAAATAATGCAGATCCCTTTCTAGGACGAACAGTAATATCCAATTTAGGAAAATTTGTTTCTCCTCCGGTAAACCCATCATTTAAATAAAAAATAATAGTACCAATTCTGTCGTTATCTGTAGAAATTATTTCGGGCGGAAAGTTAAAAAAGTCGTAATGAGGTTTATAAAACTCATCAATTTCGTACTTTATTATTTGCGGTGGCTCAATGTTAATAAGCGGATGGGTTGATAACTCTGCAGCTTTTTCAGTAATATACTTAAACTTGTTATCGTGGTCAAAATAATTGCTACTAGTTCTCCACTTGGTAAATTTAGATTGTTTCGTTGCAAAATCATAGCCTGCGGATTTTTGAAAATTGTCAGCGGTATCAATAACATAATTACACTCACTATCAGAAAGTATGTTATGATAATAGACTATCCTCGGTGTTTCGTTTAACAACTCAAAAGACATTATACTGGTAATACTGGTATATCATCATTTCCATTTGGGCCGTAAGCGCCGGTTACCGCCGCATATAATCTATTGTACGGTGATGTATTTGATGATATTGCCGGTACTGTGAAAGTAACTGAAATTGTTTGAGGGCTAGTAGTAAAAGTTCCACCAGCTGAAACAATTGTTGAACTATACGGAGGAGAACTTATTGCAGTGCCAACTGTAATAGCATACGGACTACCAATTATAGTACCACCAAATGTACCACTGTATGTTATACTATTGCCTTCAACTGCGGAATTTCCAGAACTAAATCCGTGTGCAGTTATAACCGCAGGAGGATTTAAGCTAGTATCGTTAATTGTTATGAGAGAACAAGTTGCTAGAATTGACCCGCTAATTGAAACATTTCTAATTTGCACTTGGAATGTTTCTGCACCTTCAGTTAAATTGTCAGCTGTTGGCGTTACACTAAATGTTCCTGTTCCGCTTGATACTGTAAATGATCCAGATGTTGCTGAAAAATCAGCACTAGATGTAGTTCCATGTAATATAGTCCAATAATAAGTCCCGTCCGCTCCGGCAACATTTCTTGCCGTTAGTGTAACTGAACTACCTTCATTAACTGATGATACATCATAACTTAAAGTCGTTACTGCTGGAGGTGGCGGTGGAGGAGTAACACTAGTATCATTAATAGTAATAGTTGAACTTGTAGCCAGTACCGATCCAGTAATACTAGTAGAACGAATTGATACTGTAAATGTTTCCGCACCTTCAGTTAAGCTATCAGCTGTTGGCGATATTACAAACGATCCAGAATTACTTGTAATAGTAAATGATCCAGATGTTGCTGAAAAATCAGCTGAACTTGTTGTGTTATTATTAATGGTCCAATAGTAAGTATCATCAATAATTAATGATCCTGTTACATTAATTGTTAAACTACTGCCTTCATTGACACTATTTGTAACGGGTGTAATAAAGTATGTTGACGAGGGAGCTACTATTACTCCGCCTGTAATTGTAGAGCTATAACTAGGCAAGCTAACTTGAACATTACTACCAGTAGAATAATATGCTTGAACTGTGCTGGTTAATGTGCCTTCAACACTTTCATCAGGATTACCTCCAGAAAGGTCTGCAAATTGTATGCTAAAAGTTAAAATTCTTCCAGTAGCATCTATACTAGCCAATATATCATACTGATTATTAGTATAAGACGGGCTAGCTGTTTTCTTTTGGAAAATATTCTGCGGAGTAGTAGTAAGATTATAAAAACCAATATTAGAACCAATGGTTGTATAAGATCCTGTGGAAGTTGTGCCGTTGATATCAAATGTAATTTTTTTCATATTAAATAACAACATATTCCAATCACTATCTTTTGCAAAAGAAGCATCTGGTCCTTGTGTATATCCTGGGTACCCAGGATAATTAATCAAACTAGCACTAAATTGTAAATTACTACCAGAGTTAAAGTAGTACCTGGCGTCATTTCTAGTAGGAAATGTTAGTGTTACTGTATGATATACTGTACCATTCCAAGAACTAGTTCGAACCGCTTGCGGGAATGTCACAAGACTAGCTTGTCCAGCAGGTGGTGTAGTATTTAAATTATTATAAACTGACTGTATTAAATTTGCATAAAGTGCATAATCTGTTCCAGTAATAGTATTGGTTTTTACCGGAACAATTGGTATTGTTAAATTACCAATTGAACCTTGATGATAATATGCCTTGATCGTATCATCTCTTAGTTTTGACCATTGATCGGCGGTAATAATAGGATTGCCTGATATTTGAGAACTAGTATATCTTGGAGATACTTGTCCGTAACCGTATCTTCCAAATCCCGTAGACATTACTAGTGCCAATTTTGATTGTAATACGTTATAGTCACTTGCAAGTATCTTTCCAGCAGACGTTCCAGTAATATTTAATTTGGCAGAACTTGTTCCTGATGACTGACTAACAGTTACTTGATAAGTTCCTGTACTTCCAGTGCTTCCAGTTAGTTGAGATATAATACGTGTATTGGCACTAATTGTATTGGCATCATCTGAAATAGCCATGCCTAACGCAATTCTTCCCGAAGATATTACTGAAACTGTTAATGTAGTTCCTACAACTCCGTTTGTGCCGTTATTAATATATCCTGTAAATGAAACAATAGAAACAGTCATTTTTTACCTTTTGTTTTTAAATTAGTCATTTTTAAAGTATAACACATTCTACTAATTTAATTGAAGTTGTGTCGTTAGTTTCTAATGCTATAGCAAAAGTATCTACCGTATTTGTTGCAACTTGTGCGCAACCATTATTACTTGCAACTAATCTCTGACCTTTGACAACTGGACCTTCAACTTTTACAGGAACACGGCCTTTTAATGCAACATAAACACCGTTTACTAACGTTGCATTCATTTTATATGCAGGATTTTCACTAATTACACCTATAGGAAGATCTCCGTTTTTAGATTCGGTTATTTCAGCTGTTCCGCCAACTGATACAACTGTACCAATATCATATTTTTTATCAGCAAGGTACTTTTCAGCCAAGTCAGCATAGTTTGCACTTGTAGATGTACCGTTTATAACATTAGCAAATATATCGTTATTACTATTTCTTGCAACAATAGTATTTGGAGCACTTGCTACAGACGCAGCGGACGGACTTCCACCGACCAGTAAATAATTTGAATTTGTAGCAGTTCCGTTAAAATTTACAGCCCACACAGTAGACCATCGTGCTGTGGAACTACCTATATTATTTGTGCTATCAGAAGTAAAATTAGTAATTGCTAAAGGGCCGCCTGGTAATAAATCATTACCTTTAATTGTTAAAGGATATAGTTTTCCTGCGCCCGATGTAGTTCGAAATGCTATTGTATCATTAACAACATTTTCAACGATTGGCGTGATTCCAGAATTGCCAATACTAATTTTTAGTTTAGGATTAACTAATCCAGTCGATCCGCCAACAGTATATCCAGTATCAGGAAAGTGTGCTGTACCCATAAAAATAGGACTATCACTTTGTACATAACTAGAAGAAGGAAGGCCGTTTAATCTATCAGAATTAGTTGCTGTTCCCCACCATCTATGTGCTGTACTACTATTTGTTATGCCGTTATCTGCTTGTCGGGTATATGCAAGAGTAAGACCTTGTTCAATTCTATCAAATCCGTTAATAGGATTAATAGAGTTAAGTGTAAATGCACTATCTGCATTAATTATAAACACTACCGTACCGTTAATAACCGCTTGTATAATTGGATGCGAAGCATTAGAAGTGTCTTTTACTGAAATTGATTGCATTTCAGTAAGTCCTTCTCCTGCAACACCTTGAGGTCCAATTAATGTAAAAGGATCTGATAGGTTGCCATTGTATGCATATAGCTGATCCGTTGTAGTATCAAACCATAAATCTCCAAGAGTTAGTCCAGTTGGAGGTATGGCACTGACTTCGGTACTACTAGTTGTTCTAAATTTGCTACCGTCATAAAATTTTAATTTAAGATTGGCACTATCAAACCATATTTGACCAGTTAATGGGGAAGGAGGCTCAGTAGTATTTGCAAAATTTTCTAATAACCATACAAAATTATCGTTTTGAGCAGTGCCATATCCAGCATAATTCTTACCAATTAATGTAAGATCTGTGCTAGTATCTACGGTTCCTTCCGATACTACTGTTAATAATGAACCGTTGTAATGATTTATCGTGTATGACATTGCGCCTTTTCCTTGTTTGTATATTTATGTCGGTTTAGAAAGGAATATTTTGTTGCCAACTCCACACACCGCCCGCTACTTCATACAATTTTATTGTTAAATCTGAGCACTGTACTCTGCATTTTGTACCATTTGGATGCTCTGCTACAGGGAAAATAGTAGCTAATAGTAATGTACCAATTGTAGTATCAGTTTGTCCGGTAGTATTTAAACTTATACCTAGAGGTGCTAATTTTATAGAAGAATCTACATATGATTTATTAGTTGCATCTGTTCCGTTTGTAGGAGTTGCAAGATTAATAATTTTTGTACTACTAACATCTACTGATCCTGTACCTTTTGGTTGAAGTTTAACATCTCCTGAAGTTTGTATACTAGTATAAGAAATCGTAGAACCAACAATGGACAAATTTCCTGCTTGAACACTAGTTAATATTCCTACACTAGTAAGCCCTGGTGCGCTAGTTATAGTGCTACCTAAACTTGTTAAACTCAATACATTTTGGCCATTAATATAGTATCCTAACGAACTACTTCCAACGTTGATGTTATCTGTAAAATTCCAATATCCTGTGTTAGTTGATCCGTTGTTAGTTACAGAATCCCATGCAATAATTTTTGATGTCAATCCTGCTAGAGTTATTCCACCGCCACTAGCTGTAGTATCCGTTGGTGTAGCTGTATTACCTAAGACAATATTTTTATCTGCTACGCTTACTGAAGTACTACTCACTGTAGTAACATTACCTTGTACAGTAAGATCTCCTTGAATTTTAACACTACCAGCAACATCCAACATAGCAGTTGGTGTTGTGGTAAAAATTCCTACTTTTTTATCCTGTGCGTTTACATAAATCGGAGTTGCTGTTGCTCCTCCGCTTTTAAGATTAATTTGAAAATTTTGATTTATAACAGTCGACTGCATTATAATAGTATTTGTCGATCTATTAATATCTAATTCAAAATCTGAATAACCTCCTAATACCAGCGGATTATCGTTCTGTATTACTAGTGTACCTGTTGTAGAAGAATTTTCTTGAGAAGAAAGAAAACTTTCAGCTGTCTTCAAGCTACCGTCAGCAGCTAATAATTGTTGTGCCTTACTAACGACTGTGTTAAAAACAATACCAGGGTAGGCGCTTGTGTTAAATCCAACTTTAATTATATCATTTGTTGAACTTAATGCTACTGGAGATTGTACACTACCTACTATGTTACTATTACTAACAGCATATGTACCAACATTGCCAGTATCGCCTGTTAACTGTTCTGTTATTTGTGTATTAGCAAATATAATATTACCAAATATAGTTTGCCCTACTCCTAATTGTCCGCTGGTTATTGAAGTAACTGTTAAAACTGTGCCAACTTGGTATCCTAAAAATTTTGCTGTTGTACTAAATCCCGGAATTGAATCAGCAGGAATAAAAGTATCCTTGCTAAAAATACCAAGAGTTGTACTTCCAACTTTTAATTCTACAATAATATGTTCTGCGCCATTAACATCTAATCTTGTTTTTGTAAACAAGCCGCTTTCGCCTTGCATGGTTGAGTAAGACGGGCCAGCAAGTTTATTAGAAAGGCCATCATTAAACCATAATTGTCCATTTGTACTATCAATCCAAATATCTCCTTTAGAGATACTAACTGGACTAGTAGGAGAAACTATTGTACCATTGGTAGTAGTAAACGAAGTTCCGTTATAGACTTTAAGTCTACTTTCTGCAGTGTCAAACCATAGTTGTCCTATTAACGGATGATTTGGCTGACTGGTGTTTGCAAAATTTTCTAATAATCTTACAAAATTATCGTTAAAAAACACACCGTAACTTGTAGTGTTTTTTCCTATTAATGTAAGATCGGTATGGATTTGATCAATCTGGCCGTCTGAAATAACAGTTAAACTTGTTCCGTCGGTAAGGGTTATATTATAGCTCATTTTAGATTATACCAGTAAAAATTATATAGTTAATAGTCTGATAAGGATTCATTATATTTACAGGTAGGCCTGTAGTTCCATTCACACTACCTGTGTTTAAAATACCAGATCCTGTTCCACTTTCACCAGATGTACCCTTGTTTGGAATGGCATTTCTATCGCTTGCTTCTGTAGGAGTATTAACAGCATAGAATTGACTAGTACCGTCATTTAAACTATGTGTATGATCTGGTAAATTACTATTTTCTAATGTTTTTGATTCTGTTGCGTAAGTATTACCTTGTCCGATTATTGTAGCCGTTATCTCGTTAACACGATGTGCAACCAAGCTAGGGTTACCGTTTAGGTCTAAAGAAGTGCTTACTTGATTTCCTGAACCGTCCTTACTCGGAACTGTAATATTATTATTCATATTATCAGCTCCTAGCGGGAAACGCCCACGTAGATCTGGAAGTCCAAACGTGCCAAGACCGTCTAATAATCCCGGTGCTTTATAAGCATACCCAATAACTGAATATAAATCCGAGTATGTTGCTATTAATACTTCTGAGCCGTCGCATAGTAAATATCCTGTAGGTATAGATGTTCCCGCAAAAGGCAAAATTGTACCAACTGGAATAGTTGCTATATGATTAGTAAGCACAGCTTTTGACATTTTTAGTAAACCTGTTCCAGATCGATATACTAAAAATTCGTCGTTTATTAATGAATCAGTTGCTGCAGTTTTACCTGAGATAAAATTCTGATTAATTGATGTACTGAATATTGCTGTGCCTGTTTCAGACTGTCCGTTAAAACTAACACTATTACTAGTTACATCTCCAATTAAACTAAAAACGGTAGGACTAGATAATGCGGCGGCTGTTCCGTTAGCACTTCCTTCTAATGTACCAGTAAACGTTCCTGTAAAATTTCCAGAAAAGTTAGTAGCAAATATATTTCTAAAACGTCGTGTTTCTGTTCCTATATCGTATAGTGGATTTACAATATTAGGAATATTTAAAAGAGTTGCTTCAGCTGTATTAGATGAATATCCTGGCACAATAACTGATGCAGCAATTGGGCTTGCATTAGCATCTAGGCGATTTAGGATGTATTGTCCAAAGCTAGTAACATCTCCGCCAAAATTTGATTTTTTAGCAACACTCAAACCGCCCTGCGTAACTATACTACCTGTTGCTGTTGTAAATAATGTACCCGGAGAGTAACTACTGTCAGTAGTTCCTGTAATTTTTAATCCTGTACTGGCCGTAATTAGTCCTGAAACATCTAGTGCAGAAGATGGTGCAAGTGTGTTTATACCTACTTTTCCTGAAGAATCGGCATGTATTACAGTATTAGTTACTCCGCCGGAAGTTGTTAATTTAATATTAAGATTTGTACCAGCTAGAGTAGATTTTAATGTAGGACTACCATTTTCAATGTCTATAATAAAACCTAAATTAGATCCGACACCTAAACCAGAGTCTGACTGAATGTTTAACTGATTAGCTGTAGTACTTACTATATCACTTCTTAAAAAATTTGTAGCAGGAACAGTAATGCCATTGTAATATAGTGCATCTGCTTGCTGAGCAATTCCCCAAAATCTAGTTGGATTAGTAGTACTAGTACTGTCTATTGAACTAAGATTAATACCTTCATTTATAATACTAAATCCAGGAATGGCTGCTTTTGGAATAAACTTTTCTTTACTGATTATAGAAATAATATTGTTATTTGCATACATAGAAATAACATAATGACTAACGTTATTACTATCAATAATGGCATCTACGCTAGGACCTGTTTGTGTGCCTATACTAAATTGTGGGCCAACTAGTGTCCAATTACTTCCTGTAAACAAATACAACTGATTTGTTGAAGTATTCGACCACAAGTCGCCTTGTAAACTACTAGATACAGCAGGTGCTGCTGTACCTTTTTTTAAATTTCCTGCTGTTACCCAGTTAGTACTATCAAAAATTTTCAAAGTGCTCGAATTAGTATCGTACCAAAGCTGTCCTTGAACAGGGTTTGAGGGAGCAAACGGTGCTGCAAAATTTTCTAGCATGTGCAATAAATTGTCAGCAACAATTGGAGCATACCCCGGATATGACTGGCCTACGAATCCAATACTAGTAGAATCAGTGTTTATTGTTCCGTCAGCAACTATAATCGGAGGTTTATTAGGATTAGTAGAATCAGTAAATTGAACTTGATAAGTCATTTGCTAACTCCTTAAACTGACACAAGGCCAGTTAAACTCTGAATACGTACAGTATAATCAATCTGTATTAGTCTGTTAAGACTTTTTAATACAGGATGAAATACAACATGAGTTAATAATAAACTTTCGCCTACAGTACTATAACTTCTTAATCCCAATTCATCAAAAGTGAATGTACTATTAATATCTGAAGTAGTGTCAAATGCTGTTTGGCCGCTAGGTTCGCCGTAGTCTAGTAAGCAAGTTACAAAAATATCGGTATAGTTTGTACCTGTTGCATGTCTTACTTCTGTAAAATTCCTTGTAGGGTCGGTATTAGTGCTGCTACTAGGATCTACTACCTTACTATAAGTTTTATTATACAAACTAGCATTAGATCCGCTTGAATTTGGTGTGAGATATGTGATAATCCCTGTAGGATCCACCGCTGTGCCGCCGTTTCCAAAATTCATTTCATATATAAATCCGCCAGTATTACTGTTAGACAACGACTGTGCCAAGGCAATACTCATGTTTTCATAATGAATGGCATTACGTTTATCAATATAAATTTCTTTCGAAACGGGGTCAAATATCTTAATATGCCCTTCTATATGAATTCCAGTTGCGTCTTTAGTCTGCATGTTGATCTCTCTTTGTTTAGTATTTATCTGCTATTATTAACTAGGTATTTTATAATTTATTTGTATTCTGAATACCAAATACCTGGCTCTGATTTAATAAATTCAGCAATCTTGCTAGTATCTGACATTACACTGGTTTTTCCGTCCCAAGAAATTCCTGTAGTTTTAATGACTGTGACCCTAGTTCCAGTTTCAGGTGTGCCGTTTGTTAATGTTACCAGATTGCTCTGACCGTCAACTGTAAATTCTGCATCAAACTTTACAATAGTATCCTTGTTACTATATGGTCCTAAATTTACATTAAACAATTCATAAGGTGCTTTCTTCAATCGAATGCCGCCGACAAATACTTCAATTTCATTTACACTTGATGGAGTGAATCCCAGCGGTACAATATTAGTACCGTTAGCTGCAAACGTTGTTGTACTTACCGAATCCTTATAAGGAATAGTTTCTGCGTTGCCAATGTCTTGTACAAATGTACCAGCTTTGTTTATTCTAGTAATTCCAGTACCCAATGTTCCCCTGCGTATGTTACTGAGTATATTTCCAACCTTACTAAAATACTCGATACGCTCTCCTCGAATTTCAATAACGCCTGGTACATTACTTGACTGGTTAGGTGATTGGAATTCGCTTGCATCAGTTAATACAATTTGTGTAGAATTCCACAATAAGTCACTTGCCAATGTAGTTTGTTTCTTCAAACTTAATCGTTTATACACTGTTCGATTTAACATATCTTTAAATTGCATATATGCAATACCAGATTTAAGTATGTTACTACCAAAAGTTATTAATTCGACTGAATCATTTACACCAAATGTTGAAGTCAATTGAATTTCTGTAAGATTATCGTGTAGAATGTAGTCAACACCTGGTGTTAACAAGGTTCTAGTATCGTCACGTGACTTGATTACCCAGATATAATTTTCATTTATTACTGGTCTATCTAATATTATTGTACCGCCAAGTGTGGACAAGTATTCGTAATATACCAAAGACTCAGGTGTAATATTTTCAATTGTTCTTGCTGTTATTTCAGTTCTTTGTATATCTAAACTATCGTGACGGAATGATGAAATCACTTCAACTACATGTGAACTATCATAAGAATTTGCAAAGACTATTTGATTAGTAGCAGGGTTATACATGTATCCTTGATTATATTGTATACTGATAACTAATTGTTTTCCTGTATATGCTTTATATGTTTCTTTAGTAATTTTAATCGATATACCAGTAAGATCAACTGTATAGTCTTTACCATATATCAAAGTAAAGTTATCAACATAAACAATTATATCTTGCAAACTTACACTTTGTGGAAGAATTTTATCAGTATTAATAGAATAAGTTAATTTATTAGATTTAATAGTAAAATAACTAACATTAGGAGCTCTCAAAATATTTTGATCAACGCGAACAATAACATTCGATTCATTTGGAAATGAATTTCCTATGATAGTATTCAATGTATATGTGTTACTTCCATTAGTTGCAATTCTTTCTGTAGTTGTCACAGAAAATGTTTGTTGATTACCTGAAACAATAATATAATTAATTGTTGCACCGGTAGCTGGAGCAACAGCAAATCTGATTCCAGTAGCATTTGCTAGATCATAAGTGCTATCAGTTTTAAATAACACATAATCAGCTAGTAAACCGTTAACGTATATCAAAGAATAAACATCAGATAACCACGGTGCTCTAGTAACAAATTCAGTTGTAGTGCCATCACCAACAAAATATTCTATATCTAAAATGTTAGTCCCAGATAAACCAATAGTAAAGATACTTACAATTGCTTTTGCAGACGGAGTTGCATTAAACGTAACAGATCGTGTTGCATAATTGATAATATAATCAGTAGTAACTGTTTGTATTACTCCGTCAAGTTTAACTATAATAGATTGAGAATTACTAAAAATCTTAGGTAATTCAAAAATTGCCTGAGAACCAGTTGCAACATAATTACTAACTTGTATATTAGCATTGCCAGCAGTTGGTTTGTCAAAAACTTTAATTGATAAGGTATCAACAACTTGTCCCGGAACAACTTCTTCTGGTGCTGGACTTGATGTTGGCGTAGTAAATCCGTCACCATCTACAACTATATCATCTGCCAGTAATCCCTGCGCCGATGAATAAGCCATGTCGCCGCCAACAATATCACTATCGTAATCTGAAGGAATAATTGATCCGTCACTTGTACTTTGGCGGAAAATAAATTCATCTCCTTTGTTTACTGTAAAATCTAAAGGAAGTGTTATGACATATGCAAAAGAACCAGTTACTAATGGATATCTCGTTAATAATGGTTGTTGTGTTGTTCCAATAATTATTGAAGGTATTTTAGCATCCGGATTAGCTTGCTGACTTGTTCCAAAGGCAGGATCATCTATTCTAATTGGGTCTATTTTTCCATATATGCAAATATCACTGCCTACTGGAACAACCTCTGTTAATGTTGCTGTTCCGTTTGCATATGTAATAGCGTCAACAGGTTGAGATAATATTCTAGTAAATGTTAAACTTGTATTATTTGCTAGATTAACAAATAATATTTGATTTAATGTTACTGAAGAGTTTATAACATCTATGCTAACTATTTTTGTGTTGTATCCAAATACACCAAGTTGATGTGTAGATATATCACAGCCATCTCCTATCTTTAAATTTGCAACAGAAGATACTTTTATAATTTTAGATCCTGCACTATTATTAGTAAATTCTATTACTTCTCCAACTTTTGGAATTAAATCAGGAGGACTTGATAATATAATTGTAGTAGAATTAAGTTTTTTACTTACAGTTTGCGTTGTAAATCCTAAACCAATAACACTTAACCCTGCATCAATATTTGTAGTGCTGGTTAAGGTTAAAGATGTTCCTAAAGTAAAAAAGTTGTAGTTGCCCGATGCATTTTCTGAAAGATTTGTAGACAATGTAACAAATTTATTTGAAATATATGTTACTTTGGTATTAGTTGCTACACCAGCGCCAGACACAAATTGTCCTACTACTATATTTGATACATGATCAAACTCAACTACACCTTGTCCCACGGCGCCAAACACTGAAGTAAGAACCGATTGTAAATTAGTAGATATTGCATATTGCGAAGTAATTCCATTTACAGTTGCCAATGCTGTAGAAGCAGTTATACCTACTGAACTTATTGAATAAACATTAGTAACAACTGATACTACTGGTTGGTTAATTAGTAAATTAAAATTATAATTTAACGACACACCGTCTGACGGAGTTGTTGTTGTTGAATTTTGAGAATAATAAACATTAATTTCAGTTCCTATCTTTGGAGTATAAGGTAGTTTGAAACTATGTGTATTTGCACCAACAGTAATAATATAATCATTAAATGTTGGATCAAATACATCCCATGCATTTACAGCATACGGTACATCATTCCAACCCTTGCTAGTGTTGAATCCAAGATTACCGACAATTGTTCCGCCGTAATCGATGCCTAGCATTAGTTGATTAAACTCTTTGCCTATTTCGCCAGCTGCTGGATCATAGAAAAATTCAATCCTATCTATAGCATTTAATAACGATATATCTTTTTTGTAATTTACAACAATAGATGCTAGTGTTGTAGGCGCTGTTTCAAAAGTTATTGTACCAGAGTATTGGGTATATCCGCCTACTACTTTTGAAACAATATTTAAAGTATATAATTCTCGCAGAACAATATTATTGTCTATATAAACTGAAGACTTTCCAACATGTACATTGGGTGCCCATTTTAAAGAATATTGTAGTTTGCTACCTGTTCCAGTAAATGTTTCGGTAACATCCAATGTATTAACGTAATTTGTATATGTTAGTCTATCAAATTTTATGTTTACTGAATTAGTTCTAGCTAATCCGTTACCGATGATAGCTACAATCCTAGCTGCTACACCGCCGGTTGATTGGCCGCCCACTAAACTAACAACAGGAGCAGTTAAATAGCCACTACCTTGTGTTAATAATAATATTCTATTAATTACCCCGTTAGTAAAAAATGCTTTGGCTGTTGCTCCTGCGCCACTATTACTAGATATTACTACTTCTGGTAAAGTAACATAACCGGAACCGCCGTCAACTATTTTTAGTTCTGTTACAGAGTAACCAACTGTATCAGCCCAGAATTTCCAAGGATATGTGTTTATAACTGAAGAATTAAATTTTAATACTTCATTTGCCACCTGAGTTTCTACTGGAACTAATGCATTATTAGAAAATACTGGAGGCAAGTCAAAATCTGTAACAGCAGATTCAGAAATATCAGTTGATGTGTAATTGCTAATATATTCTCGAACTTTTGTTTTATAAGGTTTAACTTCAGAAATATAATCTTGGAAATTACTTAAATTATCCACAGGATAATAAACAGGTTGTCCTAGATCTCCTACATTGTGTGTGGCACGAACAAAACTTGTTTTAAAGATCCAATCAAGATACAGTTGTTCACTATGCGCATAATGTATGCTGCTGAAAAATAATTCTAAATAAGAACTCTTTAACTCGTTAATAAAAATATTATTTTTTAAAGTATTTAAAATTCTTCTTAATTCAGTTGCTGCTTTAATATCAAATCCAGTATTATCATATATACCAGAATCATAGCCTACAGTAGTTGAACTAGTTTCGTACAAGTTAGAATTTAATTGCAATGTACCATTTTGTATACCAACTAAACTATAGCTTTGTGTCCAATCAATACTAGAAGAATCAGCATACTTGTATAATAATTCCCAACCACCAGTATTAACAGTTAATACTTTAACAAGTTGACCAATTTTTGTTGCTATAGAATTTAAATCTGCATAGGTTGCAACACTAAAATCCGCTGCGGTATACTGACTAGCGGTGAATAATACTTTCCCAGAAGTATCTGTGTATGATCCGTACCAGTCGGCATAAGTCCAATAATTTTTAACATCGTAACTTTGTGTCTGTGTTCGGGACCATATGCCAACTACTGATCTTGTTGTATTATCAATATATGTAGGATCGTAAGAATATATACTCCACACACCATTTGCTGAAATATCGCTAAGAACTAATACACAGTAATCCCTTACAGAGCAAGTTGTATTATCATCGTATCCATAGCCTGAAGACTCTACAGTTGCTGATATAATTCTACCAGAAGAATCAATTACCGATCTTACAATGGCGCCTTCGCCTGATCCAGATATCTGAATGTATGGCGGATTTAAATACCCCTTGCCTGAATTTATAATCATAATTCCAGTAATTTTACCGTCTACTATAATTGGAGATAAACTTGGTCTCTGGAATAAATTTGCATTTGTATATGATAGTTCTGCTTCGGTGTCCAGAGTGCTATCATACAATCCGTGTATTACTGTAGGATGAATATCATACTCTTCTAGTTTGCTAATATCCCGTGTCTTAGTTATTTGATGCTTTAATAAAGAAATATTAGTTAGTTCAACAAATTCTTTTAAAGTTTCAATACGATTTACAAACATACTTTGACGTGGACGATTTTCAATACCGTATCTTAGTTTAGGAGGTAATTCTGTATCAGGAACAACTCTTCCGGCAATATCAGATCCGCAAAGACTGTCAATCCATTTTTGCTCAATAGTATGAGGTAAATCTACAATACTATCGGAGCTAATTAATTTCCACTGACTATGGATATTTCTGTGTATGCTATCAGTTGTCCAGTATTCTACTGACAATACTGTATTATTTCCTTCTAGGTATTTGTAAGAATTTGATAATGCAAACGAATCTCCACCAATCAATGAAAGATATGTGTATCCTTCAGAAATTGGAGACGATATCAAATTTGAAACTGATAGCGCCGAAATACGGCGGCCTGTAATAGCCGGCGTCAATCGTCTATTCTTAACCCAGAAATAATAAACATTAGTAAATTTTTTAGTTATATTATTGTATCGTTGACGTACACTATAAACTTTATTACCATATAAACTTGTACCGCTAATACCTAACGCAATTCCTGCAGGAGTATCGGCTTGAGCATCCCATGACTCGGGCAACACCGAAGAAGTAATCCATTCGTAAATATCAATAGTTGCGCCGGGTGCAAGATTATTCCAAGTATTAGACTTGTAAAGAATATTATTAAAATAAGGATCAATGAATTTTGCAGATCTTAAATCCCACCATAGTTGACCTAATTGATTTTTTGACCAGTATGTTTGTGTACTAACTGTAACCGATACTGTGCCGTCACTGTGCGAATAAACTGCAGGATCATAAAAAGTTTTATATTTCAATTCTTCATCGGCTGGTCCTGCAATTTTACCTTGTATAGGATCTATTACATCTAGATAAGTTACAAGTTGATCTGTAGATTTATTATATAAAAAAGATTTTTTAAGTTTTTCAACATCAACTATTTTAGATTGAATATCTTTTCGTGTCCAACTATATACATTTTCAGTTTTTGTGTAAGAATACAATACTCCGGTATTTTCTGAATCAGTAATTAAGTTTCCGTCAGAATCAGTTGGGGTAAACAACGGTGCGCCAGCAAATATACTATTGTTGCCTACAGAAAATCCTGCTCCAAACGCATCAAGATTTTCATCAGGATTAGCTAACGACTCGCCGAACACCCAATTGTTATTGTATCTGTCATAAACATCAATTCTTCCGCTACCAATAATAGATGAAATAATTTTAGTTGATGCTTTATCAAAGGTTACTGTTCCGCTATCAAACGAAGTTATTTGTGGGCCGGCAGCATTTTCGCTATAGACAACTAATGTATCATAGTTATTCATAAATGCTGCCAAATTGCCAAAATTACTACCTATATCAGAATAGTGGTCAGTAATATACTGAGGATTTTCATACTGATTAGTTTCAGTGTTCAATGAATAGATACTAACTCGTCCATGACGACTTACGTTATCCGGATATGTACTATCAGTAATGGAAATAAATTCTCCATTAGTTGATATTGAGGTACTTTGACCAAAACTACTGTCTGTTCCTTCTAGTGTTTGAATTAAACTATAAGTATTTTCGTTATTTTTATAGACATAGACTACACCAATCATTATTGTTTCTGAAGGGCTAATTATTCTAGTTTCTATGGAAGAAACTAACAGGGTAGAACCGTCTTTACTAAATGAAAGCACACTTCCAAAATTAGAGTTGACTTGTTGGCCAGAAATCGTTCCTGTTAAATCATATTTCCAATTAGTAACAATGAATTGCAAATTACCCTCAGGCGTTTGATCTGGTTTACTAGATAATAATATAGTTGCATCGCTTTGTATATTATCAATTGTAAATTCTGCCGAGATTATTGAATTTGTAAATGTGACTGTTGTCACAGTTTGTAAGATATCTCTTTCTGAACTAACTAACACATAGTATTTTCCAGATATATCTACTCCTGATTTTACTACTTGTGTGCCTGGTAAAATACCGTTACCGGTAACAACTGTTGCTTGTGATATAAAATTTAAATTTACATTATTATTTTGTGTATCACGAATATAATTTGGAACTCCTGGAATAGAAGCAAAAAATAATTTAGATAATACCGATTTAACTGCTTGTCCACTTGCAAATCCAACTCCTCGAACAAGTTGTCCTGCTGATATACCAGCTGTACTAGTTACATGCATTGTTACACCAGAACTTCCAACCGCATCATAAAATGTGCTTGCCTGTACAGTATCAGTATTAATAAATTTATAAATTGCGCCTTGAGAATCATTTGCACCTGGAGCACTTATCCATAGTACATTATCATTAAGTACAATTGATTGGCCAAATTGTTCATTATTGGCCGGCATTGGACTAATAACAGTATCTACTAATGTATAGGTATTATTGATATCTTTTTTGTATAAAGATACAGCACCTTGTGTAGATAATTCTGAATTATCTGATTGATTACTAACTGGAATGTATAGTATAGATTTCCAATATAACGATTTAGTTGACGGAGTTTGATGAGCAGGTGTTAATACTATTGCTTCGTAATAAGTGTCAATATACTTTACTATATCTCCAATATTGTATGCATTAGAAGAAACATATTCCCCAACATAAGCTGTAGCAATATTTCCAGCGGCTGGAGATCCTGATAAGAACCATTCGCCCGATGGGGATATTGCTAGTACTGTAGCAAGTGTACTAAGTTCATTAACATCAGAATGTGCAGTAAACGGTGCTTGTATGTATTGTCGACTTATCCAACCAAGTCCTTTGCTAATTCTATCATATATGCTAACACTACCTGTTGCTGTTCCAACCGCAGAAATAGTTCCAAGCTGATTTATCGCAGTAGTTTTTCCAAATTTTAAATTGCTCGGGCGAGTTTTTGGTTTGATTGTATTTTTAGAAAATGCCGGTTTATAGGTCCATACAGCCCACTTGCCCGAAGCATCATTGTCTGTCCATAATAAATCCCCCTGACGCAGATTTTTTGGTAAAATATTATCTATTAAATCAATGTTGGTAGATCGTTGTGTTAATAGACCAAATATAACAAGTTGTTGCAAGTGCGTAAAGTGTGCAGGGAAACCTGCAATTTTAGCAGAAACCGTAAACGAATTTAAACTAACACTAGCTACTTGGAAAAATCCATCAAGCCCTTTTATTTTTTGCGAGTTTGGTAATTCTAAAACAATACCAACATACGACCCAACTTTAAGATTCACTAGATGTTTGCAAGTTATAGAAAGAGTATTATTAGAATAAGTTGCATTAGTTACTCGCAAGCCTATATCGGTAAATCTGTAGACATTCCAAGTGTTTGACACAACAGTATCATCAAATGAACACCAAATGTAATCACCTTCTGTAAACTGTGTAACATCAACCGATACTGTACCGTCTCCTGTTCCTACAGAAGTAGCATTAAAAATTGTACCAGGATCGTTATTAGATGATCCTATTTGTGTAAAGTTAGTTGCGCCAGGAACTAATATTTTATAGTTAATTCCTGTTTTAATCGAAGCAACCGACTGAGATACTAGCTGACTAAGATCTCGTATCCCTAATTTAACATCTAGCAAATTTACATGTCCGGCACTTCTTAAGAAAGAATTGTTACTTTCTTTAAGCGGAAACGGATTAGAATTATATCCTAACGGTTTTAAGTATACAGAGTTAGCTGGTTGTTGATTAACAAATGTACTAACCGATGAGTTAAATTGTTCTACTAACAGAGTAGCTTGCGGATTATTTCTATTATAATCTTCTTGATTTAAAATAAATTCAACATTTTCAAATGCATTTGCAGCACCATATTGTCCGACACGAATCGCCCACTCTTCATAAAATACCAAACTTTCAAGATTATCAGAACTTAACACATCAAATAATTTGTTAAGGACATTTTGTGTTCCCTTTTCTCGAATCATTCCTTGATAGAATTTAAATTCGCTTACATCATCTTGAATAATATTATCAAGATACTGGCGTTTTTGATAGCCGATCAAATGATGAGCCATCGATTGTTGGTCAGTATTAAAACTATCAACTTCAAGATTATAAAAATCTGTAAATTGAGTTGCAACGTTTGTCCAATTTGGTAAAATCTGGCTTGATGGCTTTTTAGGTAATAAGGTCCAGTCGCTTGCTGAAAATACTGCAGTTCCTCCTAATAGCTTAGGAGCACTATAATAGTATCCTTGATGGTTAACAATATCACCAATTGAATAGTCTTGATAAGGTTCCCATAATTTTATTGCTGCTGAGTCAAATATGAACCCTGGTATGTCAAGGCCGCCGTACCAATCAGTAGTAACATATCCGGAAACTTTTAATCGTTCCTGTCTATATCCACTAGCAGGACTGTAAATTATATCGTTAAATATTGTTTTATTGTTTACAACAATAATATGTTCGTTTTGAACTAGGTAAAAACTTGCACCAAAAATTCCATCTGTGGTACGAGGACTATAAGTTACAGTGTTCTCTTGTCGGTAACTATCTATATGAGCTATTTCAAAGGGGGTTCCGTCAACTTTAAAAATTTCATAAGGATTAAAATTACTAGTAATGCTATCCACTACAGCCAAGTCAGTGACAAAAGTTATACCATTTGCGCTAGGACTTAAACTAATTACACTACTACCAACATTACTCAAACCTGGTAATATTGACCATTTTGTATAATCAAAAGTAGTTGCAGGCGCAATATTGAATAATGCGCTATAGTAGTCGCCATCGTATCTTACAATTGTGCCGTATGTATAAGGTTGCGATGCAGACCAATCACTCCATTTATCTTGTTCAGTACTCCAAGTTTGAGTTGACCAGAACATAAATTCTTTTGCACTAGTTTCCCAGTTAGCAACTGCTGAAAGATTTCTATTAAAGTCATCAAATAAGAATCCTTGATCTTTTAAATATTCTCCGTATCCTAATAAGAAATCAACAACATCTTGTAGTTTTGTAATTAAAGTTCCGTACGGTGCAACATTAACAGATGATCGATCCCATGAATTTTTTAATTTGGCCGATACCCCGCCCGACATTGGCAAGTCAGGCAATGCAACAAAATAATCTGAATTAAATGTGTTAGATGAAACATGTGTAACTGTTGTTCTATAGTAAACATTATCAGATTTTACTACATGACCGGTTGCATATTGTTGACCTGCGGTCCATGTTGAATAGTTTTCAGATATACCACCTACATTTATTGTAACTCCAACATTGTTAGGGCTATAATAATTAAAATAAGGTTGTGTTATACTATAACCTTTAATTTCAAAACCTGTAGATAGCTTTGTGATAATAACACCACTATAGTTTAATTTTTTTATACTACTGGATTTATTTAGAAATATCTTATAGTCATCGGTTGGGACAAAAACATTACCAGAACTGGTTGGTGTTTTAGATTCTAATAACAAATTAAATTGACCTTGATTAGAAAACGCACCCATGCGATAACTTAACTGAGGTAACATTGATCTTAAATCAGATTGATAAGAATTATAATTTGCAAGATTATTACTAAAAATATAATTGAATATTAAATCAACCGAATAATTTATAAGTCCAGCTGTTTGTTCCCTAGACTTACTTGAATATATACTTGGCAAAATAATATCTGCAGGTGTTATACGTAAACCAGTTGCGGTATATATTAATTGGCCTGCAAGGTTTCGTTTAATGCGAGATCTGTCTAACAAAATTCCGAACGTTTTTGCAGGAAATAATAAAATACTAGAAATTAAAACACTAAACGGATAGTGACTACTTCTTGACCACGCTGTTTCAACTGGACTGCCGTCTCCGAACACAAAGTTATTATCTATGTTTGGATTTAACGAACCTCCGGCAATTCCCGAATCTAACGGACTAATAAGATTTCCAGAATCATCAACCGGTATGTGATTTAATATAAAAGGCTTTGCATATTTTTTAGAATACATTGCCGATTGATTTGGTATACGAATTGTGCCGTTTGCAATATCTTGCCATAATGGTAAATTATTGCTAGTATAAGGTGCTGGTCCGTAAACATCTTGCCACCAACTAGGTTCGATAGTAAATCCAAGCATTTCCCACGGACAGATATTAGGACGATCGGTATCTAACAAATATCTATAAACTCCTCTCCAGTAACCTGGAAGACTAGTAGAAGCATCGGGCGCATAGTTTAACGAGTAATTATACGTAAATGAATTTGCTCGGTCATAATTTAAAGGAGTAGTTAAATCTTTTCCTATTAAGTTAGTCCATTTGTAAAAATTAGGAGCTAATACTTGATTAAATTCAGATAATGTATAATCTGTATTTCTGTTATAACTAGGAATAACGTCAGATATATCAAAGATATCAGTATTGTATTTTACTTTAATGTTATTAAAAATTCTTTTTTCTAACTCTAGCAACAAATCATCTCGATAATCGCCGTATGCTAAAACAATACTGCCATCGTGTCCTTGAATTACTGTTTGGGGATTAACTAATGTTGTATCGGTATAAATCTGTGGAATAAATGATGGATACATTCCTAGCTTAGTAGGAGTTGCTGGTACAAAGCATCCGTCGGTACTATCGTACTCGTAGGTAGTAATAGTGTCGCCATTTTTAAGATTAACCCGATCAGCAATAATAACAAAACTTTGATTACTAAACGAATAATCTTGTTCATTTATCAATTGTGTACCATTTAAATATACACCAACTGCTTTGTTACTTAATTTGTCTAAAGTGAAAACTGTGCTTAAAGGGTATTTTTTAATTCGATAATCTACTACTGAAAGATCAGAAACTATGCATGCACCGTAGGGCACCATATCACTAAAATAATATGGAGCAGTATTTGGTTTGTTTGCATTTATTTTTTCTAAAACTAAATTTGTTATAGTTATAGGGTCGCCATCTTTTCCTAAGTTACTAGCTGTATCAATAAAAACTCGTTTAAAATTATTATAATCATCTCGAGATTGTTGAATTGCTTTTATAATGTTATTAGTTTCTGATGTAACATGATATATGCCTAGACTTAGTGGGCCGCTATGTTGGACAAATCGTGTTCCATAACGAGTTATATTTCCTAAATCTCTTAATGTACTATTGCCTGGAAAAACTCCTGTAAATCCTGGCAAATTGTCTACAATAGTTCCAACGTGATCAATAACTTCACCTAGTGTAAAGTTAAGCATATTATCGTTTAACGGATTATTTTGTAAATTAAGCGGAACCTCGTAGTATCCGTTAGCATTAATAGGCTGAGAAGAAAATGCTCTTACAGTAAGAACATCTGTTAAACTAATAGGTGTAGTTAAAACAATTCGTTTGTAAGGAGTTGAATTAACTAAATTCCAATTAGAGCTAGATAGTCGATGGCCATTAACATATACTTTGACTACTAAATCTTCTAATTTATTATGATTATCAAATATATCTAACTGAAAAGATTTAGTTAATCCGGAATTTTTATAAATTCTAACAGCTGCTTGAACATTTTCAGTAGTACAGGTTTGCCAGCCATTTTTATAAATTGTATTGCCGCCGTAGTTTAAAGAAGACAAGTATCCAACATTTATGTTTTGCGATATTAATCCTAATTCTTTTTTATATTCAAAAGCATCATTTGCAAGGTCAAAGTTAAAAACAATATCCCCAATGTTATTCACATTTTGATAACTTAATGGGAATCCTAATTTAGAGTCTGTTTGTCCTGTTCCTATTTTATAAGAAAAAATCTTAGAACCTTTAAATGTAGTTCCTGTGTAAACAGACTCATCTCCAAAACTTGTTCCACTATCATCAACAATATCAAATAACGGTGGTTGATTTACTTTTAATTTCTGTTGTGCTTGTATCCAAGAACTACCGTTAAACCAAAACATCTGACTTTGATATTTTCCTTGTCTAACTAACACTACTTGATTTAACTCAGGTGATGCAATTTCAACCAAGTGAAGTTGTTTACTGCCCGACGGTGAATTATCAGTAGGTGCAACATGTTTTACATCAATATATTCTACTCGATAAATTTTATTTTGCACTAACGGATCAGGGTCGCCTGTAAATAAAACTAGCATACCATCCGATAATGGTATAGAAACCGACGGATTGCCTGTAGGTGCTTGGTAACTTGTTGTGCCTTCGATGGCTGTAAAAACAGGCAATGCATGTTTATTCAATGCAGTATTACCAGTAGTATCATCAAAGATGTCAATGTCAAAAATTGCGGTTGTACCAAAATTAAACAATCGAATATCTGCTTCAAATTCAATAATAGGACGAACAGCACGAAGAGTTTGATCTAAGCCAACAGTAGTGTTATTGTACAATGCACTTGCGGTAATAACATCTTTATGGAACCATCTGTTATATCGACTCCAAGGGTTGTGATCTCGACTAGAGCGATTAATTGTTATATAATCTACTTCGCTAGCATAACTTGTGGCATCTTCCCATGGTGCTTTATCAAAAGGAGTTGAATCAAAAGGTATTGATTCATCCACCGACCATGGACTGATAACTTCTAATACAGATGCTGGAACTAGTATAATAGATTTACCAACACCTTCAACATAATATTGATCTACAGCATAACTTGCCGGTTGTACGTTGCCACCAAATGCAATTTTCATGCCGTTACTTAATAAAGTGCCATCGCTTAATGTAACTGATTTTTTACCTAGAATTTCTAAAGTAACATCAATATTTGTATTTTCATCTATTGATAATATTTGAATCACGCCACCGGATGTTATATCAGTTTCGCTTTGATAATATAAAATGCTTGGAGCATCTTCTGGTATAGAAATTGTAATAGTTCCAGATTCAACTGCATAATTGTCCACAGCATTTAAACGCTGATAGCGATTTAAAGATCCAGTACTTCTAGTTGTTTTAAAACTAAATGGATTGCCAGGACTGTCAATATCAAATTTGTATGTTTTACCCCTATAGAGTATTAAGTCAGGATTAGGAGTTGAACCGTCTGGTGTAAAAACATATTGATTGTTGGATCCTTCTGTTTGTAACTTAACAGTATATGTTGTACTAATAACATTCTGAGGACCGTAAATTGTAATTGTGTCAGGACCGTAAGGCAACCAGTAATAATTTTGAAAATTAACAAATTTATCCCAATCAATATGGGGGTCCCAGCTGTAAAATTCTTGTTTGTTTAATCTTGCATGATTAGAAGTATTGCCGCCAAAAATACTAATTTGATTTATATAATCAATATAGTCTTTAAAAAATGCAATATTATCCGATGAATCTTTAATTACAAGTCCCGGTTCTAACTGATAGTTTTGTCTAATCTGATTTGCAGATTTAAGATAAACATCATTACCAGTACTTGCTTTTGCATTTTCTCTACCAATATAACCTTTAATTTTTGTAAGCGTACCAGGTTGAAATAATTGATCTATAGTGCTTTGTAAGAATTTCTTGTTTGCAGGAGTTTGATAAAAACTTGGCAATAAATTTGCGCTAAGACCTTTTTTACCATTGATATTTGTTGCCATTAAATAGTTCCTCCGATTGAATTGCTAGTCACTGTTTGGTTGGTCGTAAGACTATTTGTTGGTGATGCGCCAATGGTTTTTAAATTGCTGCTAGTTAATCCGTTTACAATAATAATATTATCTGTTGTAGCACAACTTAAAAATATACTATCAGTAGAGCACTGTATTTCAAATAATGCTCCGAAGAAATGATTAGGTTGCACTGGAACTATTACAAATGAAATTAAGTCAGGTGCTAGTTGATTCATTACATATGTACTCAACTCCGTAAAATAAAATGTGTCTCCAAAATCCCAGTTATCTAATGCAAAGAATGTATTAATTGCTTTTAATATTCGTGCCTGTACGTCTGAATTCGATACAGCACTATTTGAATTTATCATAGCATTAAAATTTGCTTGCAAGGATATATCAGCATTTGATCCAAATAATAATGTATAATTTACTGGATGATATATTATTTCGTCACTTATAGATTTAATTAAATTTAAATTAGAACTTAGTATACTGTTTAACTCACTACTACTAGGAGGCAACGGTTTGACTCCTGTTGTTCCGTTAGTTACCCATTGTCTAAATAATGTATCGTAACTAGTAGTTAATATATAGATATCCATGATATTACTATTACCTGGATCTATTCTACTATCGTAGTCTGCACTATGAACATACTGAAACTTCAATCTATCTCTTCCAACGTATACTTTATAATCTAAAGTAGGAGATAATTTTCCTGTAGATGCTGTTAACTTAAACACTGTAGCAGAATCAACAAAGTAAAAATACGATCCATCTGCATATTGTTGTAACGATCCTAGTCTAGGATCACTTCGACTGTTAAAAATTCTTACTGGACCATTATATGGATCATTTAATACATATTTGTAATCTTCTTGTCCTGATGATATAGAATATCTCTGTTCAACAACATACTTACGTAATGGGTTAACTGATGGATCAACTATATCTAAAAATAGCTGAGGATTATCCACTACATTAGATCCGCTAGAATTTGCAAATGTTAATATAATCTTTTTAGGATCAATATAGCCATCTTTTCCAGTATAAGCTGAAGTGACTTCCCATGTTAAATCTAATGTAAACGGATTAGTACTGTCAGGTTTAGTATTGACACCGAGTACTTTAATTGTATCTAACACAGTTGTACTCGATACAGTATCATAAACAACTGCATTTGTATCAAAATAGAAAGTGACATCTTTATCACTTTCAAAAATATAACGTAAATTTCTTGTTGTTATAGTATATTTTTCAGTGTCTGTGGTAAACAATAACAACCAACTAGAATCTAATTGTAAATTATCTGTATTACCCTGATTACCTAAACTAAACTGATCAACTGTGTTTAAATTAGCTGCTGAAATTAATTGCCAACTTTGTGTAGTTGCATCGTAGCGTAAACCAAAATTAAGATTAGCAAATATTTTATCTATCATACCAGTAACAACTGTGGGACTAATAGTAACAGTGAATTGAGGAATTACCTGTGTAGCAATGGCAGTAGTTGGAATTGATTTATTCAATGTTATTGGTCCAGCATTTGTTGGTAATATGCCTTTGCCACCAGCTGTTCCATTATCAACAACATTTACTACTTCTGCCCAAACATATGTTGAAGAATTTAAAACATTTGCTGTTCCTGAAATAAGAACATTATTATTAGCTGTATCAAAATAGAATCCAGTTGGTGCTACAAATTTAATTAGAGATCCCACTGTAAGATATTTTAAATCAGTTGATGCATAAGTTCCAACTTTAAGCGGAGAAAGAAAAATTCCCGGAGTGTTATTAATTAAACTTATATAACCAGTAGAACTATTACTATCAGAAGTAACAGCATTCCATTGTATATTAAGACTAACGTTTAAAAAATCTAAGTAATTTGCATAATAGAAATTTCGTAAGTCGGGAGTATTTAATAAATCGTAAACAGTATTATAAATCACACCTTGAATATCAGTTTGTGTAACATATGAAAAATTTATATCAGAAATATAAATCTCTTGGTATAATACTCCGTCGTCAGCAAACAAGTTTGTTTTAGAATATTTTCCAGTAGGATCAGTAAGGTCAAAGTATCTACTAATACCACTGCTTGTTCTATTAATAGCTTTAACTTTAGCTACTGATAAATTTGCACTTAGCGGACCAATGTTATAATCTTCACCTGTAACCATACGATCTTGCATATAGTATGTTTGGGGTGCATTAGTTTTAATGCTAGCATTTGTTTCTGCCGTAGTTGAATTTGACACACTAGTTGGTAAACTTAAACTAATAGTAAGTGTTTCAACTTTATTTTTTGTACTAATATAAGGAATAGCTACGCTAATATTGACAATATCAGCTGGATTTATTGAGTAGTGAAGCGCATTACTAACTCTATAATAAATTCTAAATTGTCCTAAAGGTAAATTTCCAAAAATTCCATCACTGAAATTAAGTGTAATTGCATCCCCTGCTCTAGTAACAACACTATAAATGTTTTTAATTTTTGAATTTAAACTATTATAGATAACATTGTTTCCGGTAGTCGATGGAACTTGAGTCCATAGCTCGGTTTCTAATCCAGTGTTTTGATCAATAGAGTATACCCAAATATCAGTATTGTTAATATTTTGTGTAGCAATATCCACTGTTTGATTGCTAACAGGATGCGTTACTGAGAAGGAACCATTGTTTAATGTGCCCTGTGTAAAATTAAAAAAGAATCCAGTTGTAGGACTGGTTGCACCAAAGCCATCATCTCTATAGATAAAAGCAATACTATTACCCACTTTAGGTGCTTCTTCGTAAATGTATGTTTTTCCTTTGAAAGTTGTACTAGTTACTTCAAAATTCATACTACGTCCAGATACTGTTTTAGTAAAATTATAAATCGGAACGTTGTTATTAGATGCATTAAATCTGTATTGTGCTGTAGGAATTCCGTAAATTTTAGCAGAATCAATAGGAGTACCAAACTGATGATTTTGTGGAAGTGCTGCGTTTATTATTTTAATAAATTGATCATACCAATTAACGTTACTGGGATCATTCCATTGAATAGTTTGTCCTGCAAGATTTCGACCATTACTGTCAATAATAGCTTCGGTAGTACTAACTGTATTAAATTTTAAAAGTCCAGTTGCTGCTTGATTACGACTGGCATTATAGCCTATCATTCGACTCAATCGAAGTATGCTATCTCTGCGTTCTGCTAGTTCTAAGAAGTTTTCGCGAGCATTTAAGTCAACACGGAAAGCTATGCTTTGGCCCACAAATGCAATAAGGTCAATTAGGGCTAGGTATTCGCTAGACTCAATATAATCGTTAAAATCTTCAGGAAAATTTGTTCGGATATAGTCAATCATTGTGCGGCGTAAGTTCTCAAAGTCGTAACTTTGGAAGTCCGCATTTTTAAATGATTGATAAATTTTTTGCCAATTTTCAGCAATTAACAGGTTATTCTGTCTATCCGTTGAGCTCATAATGTATCCTAATAAGTGTATTTATTAGATCAAATTATGTGGGTAGTTTATTGTCTCGTCAACCCGTTATTCTGATCAAACTTTAATCTCATGCTTTCTTGTATGTTGTAAAGCAGATATTCTAATGTACATTGTATTTCTAAACCAGTATCGTAAGGAGTAATAACTATACTCTTGGCTCTTACTCGAGGGTCACTACTAAAAATCTCATTTACATTTTGCAAAATAAGATTTTGTATTTCATTAGTTAACGGTTCGAATATAACGTCCCAAATTATAGTTCCAAAAGCTGGATTCATTAATCGCTCGCCTTGCCTTACATAAAAGTGATTTAATAAATCTTGTTTTATTAATTCAAAATCAAATAAAGAAAAATTTTCAGTTGATTTACTAACTGTACTAAATCCACGATAGCGTCTTGTTATAGGCGGTGGGTGAGCTGGAAGAGTGTGAACTTCTTTGGTAGTGTATAAAGTATTTGCCATAATTATATTGTCTCAGAGTATTGGTCTTCTATTTGACCTTGTAGCGGAATATTACGAGAAAACGTATCAATTGAAGTAGAATATTGTTTCCATGCTGCGGGTGGATCTATTGCACTACCTGATTCCCTATCTGTTAAATCTGTCTTAAACATAGTAGGATCTAGATTTTCGTGATGAGGGTACGGCTCAGTTGTAGGAATACGTAACATGATACTGGTAATAGTATCGCCTTCGACTTCTGTTGGATTATCAAAGGTACTAAGCGGCTCGGGAGCAGTAGCAGATGCCGCAGCTGTTGCAGCGCCTGCCGCAGGCCCGTTGAAATTAATGTTACCTCCAGAAATGGTAGTATTAGCAGCTTTTATATCTGCATCTCCGCCTGATGTAAACTTATTTCCACCGCCGGTGTTGACATCAAAATCACCGCCTGATGATAGTTTTGTACCTGAGCCAACATCTATATCTAATGCACCTGCAATACTAATTGCTGTATCTCCAGTAATTGTTTCGTCATGAGTTCCGTCAACTTGAATAGCAACATTGCCGTTGACTATACAAATTTTATCCATGCCTACTTCTGTTTGATGACGTTCTGCAACTTTTAAATTAAAATTTCTACCAGCTTCAATATTAATATCTCGATCTGCATAAAAATTTAAATCGTTTTGTGTACGTATACTAATACTGTCTTGAGCATAAACATCAATCTTACCGTCGCTGGTTAATTCAATCCATGCTGTGCCTCGACTGTTAGTGATATAAATGAGATCTTCACTATTATGCAATAGTATTTGATGGCCAGTTCGGGTACGTAGTCTGATTAATTCATTATGCGGACGAGTAACATCACCGTCTTTTTCTTTTTCTTCTACAGCAGCATATTCAGGCGGACCTTCACTAGGAGATGTTTTTCTTAAAAATTTATCATCTCCATCGTCCATTATAAAAGACGATCCGCCTAATCTGCTTACAGGACCATTTTTAATTAAATGTTCTGGTTTACCGTAATTTCCTGTTTGCGAACCCGATTGCTTATCTAACGGTCCTGGGGTACTGATACCAAAAACCATACTAGGAGATTCTCTTCTAGAACTACTAGTTGTTATGCCGCGCACATCGTCTAATATTAATCCTTGATCTGCAAGTATTTGTGCAAATGGATGAATAGGTTTTTTAATCTTGTTTGGATCTGTTAATGTTTTATTTTCAGGTGCGTTTTTATTATATTCTGCAACTGGAACACGATCTGCATGACCGTATGGAGTATCTATTCCACCTTCTACACAATTTTCAGTTGCTGCTATACCTGGGGTCATAAAATTGGCGGCGCCGTCAGGAACACATCCCATCCAGTATCCTTGTTTAGGATCTCCGTCAATAAAAAATATCATTACAATCTGTCCAGGATTAGGAGGAGCCATCCAAAATCCCGCTGACTTTTGTGTATTATTATAATCGTTATCTTCGCCGTTATAGTTTGTATTTGTTGCGGTAAAGAAAGGACTCATATATTTTACTTGATGTAATTGTCCTTCACTAGTACTTCCACCAGTTGGTCTTAATATTTGTACTTCTAAAATACCCATGTAGGTAGGATCGGCATTGCTAACCACTTTAGCTAAAAACGGGCCCGGTTTGGGATCCGGTTGTGCAATTGTGCTAATTCCTGGATCGTTGGATTTTCCCATATTATGTTCCTGATTCCTCTTGGCCTTCTGTACTACCTGGCTCTGTGCTACCTGCACCTGATTCGCTTTGATCTTGCATTTCTGGATCTGACGATGCAGGAGACGATGCACTAGTGCCACCGCCTGTTTCATCCGAGTCAGGCGGTCCTTTGTATGGCTCAGTTCTAGTTACAGCTAGTGCAGCAGATGCTGTTCCTGCTCCGGCCAGTTCTTGATTTCTTATTCTAAATAGATGTAAATCTTGTGTAAATTGATTTTTTGAAAATGTACTATCAATTGATTGTACTCTATATAAACCGCTAAAACTATGAACAGGCACAGTAGGATTGCTACCAAAATTATACAGCCCTTTATTTAGATCAATATCAATAGGAGTTCTAAAATTAACCACGATGTGTACTTCTCCAGTTTGATAGCTTATTGACCCGTCTTCATTGAGATTTTCAGTTGATGCTTGTGCTGTATAATTTCCAGTTCCGCTCATTGCAATATAATATGGGTCTCCTACTATTGTCATATCTAGAGACATCATATCAAAACCTGCGGTAACGCTATCGTGAAACATTCTTGCTGCTCGTGTAGCTTGAGTTTCGGCGCCGCCGCCACCAAATTTATCAGTATTAGACAGTGTTTGAAAATAACTTACACTAGTAGGAATAGAAGGAGCTGTTGACGGATTATTTCCTGGAGTGATAGCTTCAATTTCTGGAACATTGTTTTCTTTAGATCCACCAGTATTGGACTGAGTAACTACACTTTGATTAGCTGTGCCGCCATCTGCTAACAGCACTCCTCTGAAATTAGCTTTAAAGTTAATGTCAAATTTAAGTATATCAACATTTTTTCCAGTGTAGATATAGTTGTATTCTTTTACTGCTTGTTTTTTAAGAGCAGCAACGCCAGCAGGTTTAACGTTAGGAGGAGTAGGTCCCGAACTCATGTGTAATTTATAAGGTAACACTCTATAAACTAATAGTTTAGGAGGAACACCTGTTGCTTTATTCATCTCACCAATGATATAAACTTGTGTATCAATATTCCACCAACCTTTGTATCCTTCCGCAGTAACAGCTCCAGGGTCTAAGGTTTGATCAATAAATTCACTTTGTAGTATAACTTGATTTATAGCATTTAAAATATCAGTGTCTTGTCTAAACTTCATATCTGATTGATTTACATCAATTGGATTTTGATTACGACTCATGATTTTGCCTTCGGCATCATATACGTCTTTATCGTTGCCCATAGGCGCATCGCCTCGACGAGTTTGAGAAAAACCCATTTTAGCTCTACCAATATCGTTAACATCATCTTTAGATTGTATTAAATTATGATGCTCACTTTCAGTCACATTTAATTTTATGGTTACCGATTTGCTATCGCTAACACTGACCGGGTCCGATGCGGTTGTTGCAGCATTTGTATCAGGGTTAGCTTCTGTGTCACCAGAAGTTGATCCGCTACTAGCTGCTTCTGACGCAGCTTCTTTTGGAAATAAAATTAATATCCTATCTGGTCGTTCTATGTTATTAATTTTAGCAACTTCTCTTAGTTTTTGATTAATAACAGATTCTAAACTTTTTGGTCCTGACTGCAACATCTCTTGTACAGTTGTTCCTTTAATAGCCAAATCAGATTGAAAGTTTTTAAAACCATCTGTTAGTGCTGCTTGATTATACGGATTGGCCACACAATCGTAATGAGTACCTTCGTTGGTAACCCTCATTTGTATGTCAGTTATATTAATTGGAATTTGTCTGTCTGTCTTGGGAATAAATTCCATCTGTCCAGTTTCTTTATTTCCCTGGAATTCAATTGTTATCATATAGGGCGCATCTGTCCAATTCTTAAACCCTAATTTTTGTGCTGTAACTTGTAGTGCTTCAAAAAACAATCCCATACTGTATGGTTCAAATATTTTAAATGACATTGTCTGTGCATTACTATTTTTACCCTGTTCCCATCCTACCATACTATGTATTTTAAGATCATCTATATAAAATTCAAAAGATCCTTCTGCTAAACGAACTCGATTCTCAGGATCAATGCTGGCGGATTTTGCAATTAAAGGGGCCCTTGCTCCAACTCGATAAGTGCTATCGGGATTTTCTAAAAAATCTTTAGGCAATGCTGCCAATCCAATAAGACAGTTATAAGTTGCATAATCAAATAGAGGATTAGGCAAAGGAAATTCACTGTTTGCTGGTCCTGATAATGATACAAAAGAAGAACCAAAACTATTTGCAACAGACAGAATGCCGGACACTCCGCCAGACAAATTTCCAAGAGCTGACGTTACACCAGATAATGCATTAGTTGCAGCAGACAGGCCTGAAGCTAGACCGTGCTCTACTGCTGTTATTGCATTAGATGCACCAGATACTAAACTAGATCCAACATGTGATATAGTGGAACCTAACGGATCAAATATTCCCATTATAGTCCTAATGCCTTTACTAAACTATTTTTTTTGCAAATAAAAATGCCAGTACCTGGTACAAAATCTAGTATAGGATCCTGGATAACATTTAAATTTCTTTGCATGAATACCCACCATAAATTAGATGTACCATATAAGTCATACGCTAATAAATCTGGACGATATGCATATTGTGCTTCAATGTGATAAAAGAAATCATCAGTCTCGGCACTAACTGGACGAATAGTTAAAATATTTAAATAATTATTAGTTACTGGTGTCTTATACCAAGGACTAGTGTTTGAATATTTGGCCATATTAGATATATCCGAATGAATTATTTAAGTAGCCGCCTTGAACAAACGTATCGAGGCTGAAATTCTTCACGCTGCTTCTACTATAAACTGGTTGTAATGTTACTGAAAAACTACTTTTTGTAGGTACATGGCTAACATCGCCTGTTACGCTGCCGCCACCTAACTGAGAAACTGTGTTTGCTATATTTGCAATGGAGCCTAATCCAGAAGCTACACTACTTAGTTTGTTTGCAATGCCGCCAAGTCCAAGAGCGGATGCTCCGGCAATTCCTGCAATATCATTTAAGCCTGATGCAATTCCACCTAACCCACCTAGCGGGCCACCGGTGGCCGCTAAATCAACACTTATATAATCACAATCATTATCTAATTGAGTTGAGAATTGTGTTACAACTACTGGAACATTTTTAAACACATGATTTCCATAACCGTTTAAGAAAATAACAGGAGGAGGATTTCCAGCTAGTGCATCAGGACCACTAAACATTTTTGTCAGGCTTCGTAAATAATGTACAGCTGCAATCCAATATAGGCCTTGTGTAGAATCTTCAACATTCATCGGAGCTGTGATAGTAATTGTTCCAGGGTCGCTATTTTGAAAGGATTGCATTGTAAAATTTGTATGTATTGTACTAATTGGAGTATATTTGGCAGCACTGGCTATGTTAATCTGAGGAGTATAAGGAAATACTAAGCCGCCTGCATGTTTTAAAGGAGCAAGGATAGGACTAGTTTGAAAGCTATACCAGCTACTCAAACTTAAACGGACTCTCCAATCATTTGGACTAACATCTCCGCCAAATGTTGCTGATGCCGCTCCTAATAGTCCTGCAATTGCTTGTCCTGCAGGAGGTAAATTAAGACTTCGCATCGCACTTGATAATGCGCCTGGAATATTTGCACCTGTACCAAGTGCCGCGCTCAGATTACTAGCAATACCAATGCCGGCCGCTATACCACCTACAGATGTTGCAGTGTTTAATAATGAATCGCCAAATGACATAGTGTTTCTTTCCTTTTGATACTCTATTTATTTGACTTTATTATGTACGTAGTTTATAATTACATATAAGAGGGCTCTCAGGATGACAGTAAAAGTTAACTATTTAAACAACAAAGATATGTTGTTAGAAATACACAGAAGTAAAACATCATATTGTAGTTTTACAAAACCAGAATATCACCAATATGATCTAATTCTACCTAGTGTGGATAAAATTAATATCAGAAGCATAGCTGAAGCCAAGCGTGTTCGTGCTAAACGCATGGGTCAGCAAGAATTTGAGCGGAGAAAATCGCTTGGCGAAAAAATTAAAATCGCAGATTGTGAAGTTGATTATAAAAAAATAGCCAAAACAGATGTTGTTTTTAGGATTATGACATTTGATCATATTCCTTTAAACGGAACTCGTAAAAAGAATCCAAAAAGTCTTGCAGATCATAGAGACAAAGTGAACTTTCCTCCGTTCCAGCATTGGAAATTTGATGACGATGCGCCAGAAAACTTAATATGTGTTGGAAAAAGTCACTGGAAGGGTGATCTAGAAAAGGGTCATTTTGACAAAGATGCTGGATCTATATCAAATACACTGGCTAAGATGATGATCAAACTATGCGAACGATATGCTACACGAGGTAATGTTCGGGGTTATACCTATAACGACGAAATGAAAGGCATGGCTATTTTGCAATTAACACAAATTGGTCTACAATTTGATGAGTCTAAAAGCGATAATCCGTTTGCTTATTTTACCGCAGCTGTTACAAATAGTTTTGTTCGTGTTATCAATACAGAAAAACGCAATCAAAATATTCGAGATGACATTTTAGAAATTAATGGTATGAATCCAAGTTATAGCAGAACCGGTTCAGGGGAGCATGCAGCCGCTGTTAAGCGATTCGACGAAGGTGCCGAATGACAAATTTATTTAAAAAAGTTGCTTGTTTTACAGATATACACTTTGGATTAAAGTCTAATAGTAACACACATAACCAAGACTGTGAAGATTTTGTAGATTGGTATATTGCTAAAGCAAAGGAGGAAGGTTGTGATACAGGTATCTTTATGGGCGATTGGCATCATAACCGCAATAGCCTTAACATTACTACAATGGATTATAGCCTTAGGGCCCTGGAAAAGTTGGGGCAGGCGTTTGATCAGTTCTTTTTCTTTCCTGGTAATCATGATTTGTATTATAAGGACAAACGGGACATACACTCTGTGGAGTTTGGAAAATATATTCCTGGCGTCACTGTCGTACACGAGCCTACTACTATTGGAGATGTTACCCTTTGTCCGTGGTTGGTTGGAGAAGAATGGAAAGCTGTAGGCAAAAAAGGTGGCAAGTATATCTTTGGTCACTTTGAATTACCCAGTTTCTTTATGAATGCAATGATTCAAATGCCAGATCACGGAGAAATTCAACTTAGCAGTTTTAAAAACTATGAATTAGGATTTAGTGGACACTTTCACAAACGTCAGCAACAAAAGAACATGGTTTATATTGGCAATGCCTTTCCCCACAACTATGCGGATGCATGGGACGATGAACGTGGCATGATGATTTTAGAATGGGGCGGGCAACCTGAATATCACAGCTGGCCAGCTCAACCTACATTTAGAACTATTAAACTAAGTCAGCTGATCGATGAAGCAGACACAGTTATTAAACCCAAGCAACATCTACGTGTTACACTAGACATTGATATTACTTACGAAGAAGCAAGTTTTATTAAAGAAAAGTTCATGGCTGATTACGACATCCGCGAACTTACACTTATTGCAGAAAAGAAAGAAACAGAAATCAATACAAACATTGATATACAAGCATTTGAAAGTGTAGATCAAATTGTTAGCAACCAAATTATAAGTATTGATTCAGATCAATTTGATAAAAATACATTATTAGCCATTTATAATAGCCTATGACAATTAAAATTAAAGAATTAACAGTTAAAAATTTTATGAGCGTGGGCAATCAAACCCAGGCTGTAAATTTTGCACAAGAAAATTTAACTCTTGTCCTAGGTGAAAATCTAGATCAAGGCGGAGATGACAGCGGTTCGCGCAATGGAACGGGCAAAACAACTATTGTAAATGCCCTTAGCTATGCATTGTTTGGTAATGCGTTAACTAACATTAAAAAAGATAATCTTATTAATAAGATTAACAATAAGAACATGTTAGTTACACTAGCATTTGAAAAAGACGGCATTGATTATCGTATTGAGCGAGGACGCAAGCCAAATGTATTGCAATTCTTTGTTAATAATCTAGCACAAGAAACAGAAGAAACAGATGACGCACAAGGCGACATGCGTGAAACGCAAAAAGATCTAGATGATTTGCTAGGTATGAGTCACGATATGTTTAAACATATTGTGGCATTAAACACTTATACAGAACCGTTTCTTAGTATGCGGGCTAATGATCAACGAGTTATTATTGAACAATTACTTGGCATTACTCTACTGAGTGAAAAAGCAGAAGCTCTTAAAGAACAAATTCGTCAGACTAAAGATACAATCATACAAGAATCTGCAAATATAGAAGCAATTAAACGATCTAATGAAAATATTCAAAAAAGTATTGATGGTATTTTAACTAGACAAAGTGCTTGGAATAATCAGCATACACAAGAACTAGAAAAAATAGGCCGTGCTATTGTCGAACTTGAGAATGTAGACATTGATAGCGAATTAATTAAACATGCCGAGTTAAAAGATTACGAAGAACGAAACAGAAAATTAAAGAGTCTAAACAAAGAGAGGGCAACACTCGAAAGCGCGATAGCGCAAGCGGAGCGAAGCGTAAAAAAATACGCTGACGAGCTTGCTAAGTTGCAGGATAAAAAGTGTCACGCTTGTGAACAAGAACTACATGACCATAAGCATGAAGAAATGAGCAAGCAAGCACAGGCTAATGCTGATGAAGCTGTCATGTATTTTGATAAAGTCGGTAAGGATCTTACTAAAATTACAACTGAGATTGCCGGTACAGGCGAAGTTGCTAGTCGCCCAGAAACTTATTACGATACAATAGAGCAAGCACTTAAACATCAGAACAATCTCAAGACACTTGAAACACAATTACAAATTAAAGCTGGCGAAAGCGATCCTTATCAAGATCAAATTGATGAATTGACCAATACCGCTATGCAAGAAATATCTTGGGATAATGTAAACACACTTAATACATTAAAAGAACATCAAGAGTTCTTGCTTAAACTACTTACAAGTAAAGACAGCTTTATTCGCAAGAAGATTATAGATCAAAATCTAGCCTACTTAAACAATCGTCTTACTTACTATCTAGACAAGATGGGCTTACCGCATACTGTTGTATTTAAAAACGATTTAACTGTGGAAATTACACAGCTTGGGCAAGACTTAGACTTTGACAACTTGTCGCGTGGCGAACGTAATCGTTTGATTCTAGGCCTGTCTTGGTCGTTTAGAGATGTATGGGAAAGTTTGTATCAGCAGATTAATTTACTGTTTGTCGATGAGCTTATTGACAACGGACTTGATGCATCAGGCGTTGAAGGCGCATTAGCTGTACTTAAAAAGATGTCGCGTGAACGTAAAAAGAATATTTTCTTAATCAGTCACAAGGATGAACTAATTGGTCGTGTAAACAATGTGCTAAAAGTTATTAAAGAAAACGGTTACACCAGTTATGCAAATGATTTAGAGGTCAATGAGTGAAGGAATGGTCCACTGGTCAAGCCATTGAGCTTATAAAACGTATAAAAACTGAAGTAAACAGTCCTAGACGCAATACAAATAGTCAATGGGATTGTAAAAAAGACTTGTATTTGTTAAAATGGGCGTGTGAACAGGCCTTAAATCAGTGTGCAACTTATGACCAAGAATCAGAATATGTTAAAAAATATGAACATTATCAACTGTTGGAGAAGATAAAAGGTCCAAATGTCTAAGCATGTAGAGCCGAGTCCAGAACAAAATGAGGAATCTCATGAAAGACTCATGCTGGCTTTTAGAGAATATTTCAAGGCAAATCAAAATTGGCAATCAAGAGGCTCAAGACGAGCAGGCGAAAACATGCGCTACTGGTTGGCACAGATTAGAATTATAGCAAAAGAACGTAGAGGGCATGTTCAACAATATAGAATGTGGCTGGACAAAGACAAGGCAGCAAAGAAAGAAAATCAAAAGGCACAGTCGGAGGATCCAGATAACACTAACTAGTGTATGTCTTGGTACTACGAAAATCAATTAATCACAGAATTGCCCGAAGATTGTGTTGGGTTTGTTTATAATATAACAAATACAATTACCGGGCGTATGTACATAGGCAAAAAATTAGCAAAATTTAGTAAAACGACCTACAAAACTTTAAAGTTAAAGAACGGCACAAAGAAAAAAAAGAAAATCCGTAGCAAAATTGATAGCGACTGGCAAGAATATTATGGTTCTAGCCCTGAACTTAGCAAAGATGTTACGCAGTTAGGTACCGAAAACTTCCGTAGAGAAATACTTTATTACTGTAAATCCAAATCAGAATGCAGTTACATAGAGGCAAGAGAGCAATTTAGTCGTAGAGTTTTAGAATCTGACGACTATTATAACGGGCACATACAGGTTCGGGTACACGGTTCCCACATTAAAGGCAAACAATTAAACGGTTAAAGCTGGCGCAGGCTAATTTCGTGCGCTCTATACCTGGACCTCGGGTCGCAGGGACGGAAATCTCTCGCCGTTGTGAGTACTCAACCACTATCCTTAACAGGACGATGATAGCAAAATGCCGCTGTTTGGTTGTTTAAAAATAGTAAAAAAGGCAAAAGGAGGGTGAAAAACCCACGTTTACAAATATGTTAGCGTATATTTGTAAGCCGCCGTTGTGATAAAGACTCTGCTCGTGGTACCGGACAACCGCCACAGTAATGCAGTAACGCTAGTGTGACATTGTGCAACTCAGATAATGTTATTTTATTCTTTGCCCTGCCTGGGCAAAGTGTGACTGAACAATCTAGATAATATTAACAGTGCTTCGCACTTGATAATAATTAAAAAAGAAACAAAAAGTTCGAGCGAAAGCGAAGAACAGATGAACGTAGTTCATCTTTACAGTATGATAAATATCTTATAGGGATTAAAGTAATGAAAGTCTACGAAATAATTGTTGAAAAGAAAGTTCATGAAGGTGCAATATCTCAAGGAATTGAGAAATTAGGCAGTACCTTGGCTAAAGGAAAACAATTTATTTCAAGTCCTATCAAGACTCTTAGGGGTGCTGCAGGTGCTTTAGAAGATAAAATTGCTGATGAAATAGCTGTACTTGCCCAAAACAAAAACATGAAAGCCGCAGATGCTGCTACTGAGTATTTGCGTAGAAATAATGCCAAAGTCAGTAGAGAAATGATGAATTTGGAAAGAGAGTATAAAGAAGCTGGCAAAGCAGTTCCTAATCAAACAACTCTTAGAGCACAAGCTATTGATAGTCTGGGCATGGAAGCAGAACAATTAGATGCGGCTGTTATTAAAAAAGCAACAGCTACTGCTCAAATGAAAATTGGTAGCTTAGGTCTTGGTTTGGAAAAGATTTCAGCTTGGGGCGTAATTACTAAATCTGTAAAGGCTGCATTGTGGGGTTGGAATATTAAGGAATTGATACAGCCTTATTTAGATTTTGTAAGCAAGATGGATGGTTACAAAAAAACTAAACTAGATACAGGTGCATGGACTGAAGACGAATACAATGCAGTATTGAATCAAGAAGCCACTATTATGTTGGCTCGTTGGGCAACAGTACTTGCTGGCACAACAGCTTTTTATGCACTAACAGGTGGCCCATTTTTAAGAACAATAACAAAACACATTCCTGGATTTAATACAGTATTGTTAGGCGGTGCCGTTGCTATTAAATCTTGGATTAACAACAAAGATAATGCAAACTATATTGCGGCATTAATAGCAGATAACATTCCTGAACTGGCTCAAACAATCGGCGAAACTATTAATAACGGATTACAATACGTACCAAAGGCAATACGTCCTTCAATTCCTAATGCTGACAATCCTAATAGCGAATACAACAAAGCCGCAGCACCAACTGGAACAACCGGTGAGACTGATCCTCAAAAAGATATAGCAGCATCTAGTGATCCTGGGACATCAGCTAATCCTGTTAACCCAACTACTGGAAAAACAGCTGCTGGCCGTAAGATGTACTACAATGACAACTGGCACAGTAACAATCAGGATATAACTGGCTGGGTAGTGGATCCCGATAATCAAAATATGATACAAGATCCTACTAATCCTGTCAAGCGAGCATTGAAACCGCCAGGATGGAAGCCAGATTAAAGCAAAGGCATTTGGCTAGCTTTAGTTGCTTCGATGTTTTCTTTAATAATCTCGTACATGATCTGACGATCTTCGAAACCGTATCGCTCCATTAGATCGTTTACAGTAACTCCGCCACGCATGTACCACGAGATTCTAAACAAATCTTCTTTAAAAATCTTTGTTTCTTTTTCAAGCCTAACCAAACTTTCGTGGATTTCTTGACCACTAAGTCCGATTAGGCTTAGTCGAAAAAATTACTTTGATCTAATTCCACAAAAAGTTTAGCTTCAGTACCGCAAGTGTCACATTTAACAGGATATGTAGGTGCTTTCCATTTGTCTCTGCTATCTTCAATATGTTTCTTGATACTGTCGTATACTTCTTTATCGCAGTTGTCTAGCCATTCGTTAATAAACGAACGTTCGGTAACAACTTTATTATTGACTTCTACAGATTCAACACATGCTTTGTACAATTCATTTTGAATTACACTTAGTTCTTCAAACAGTTTATTGATCAGTTGCTGTTGCTCAGCTTGATCTTCTATTGTTTCTGTTTGTCGAATCTTTTGTTGTAGTCTAAAATTCTTCAAATTAAACTCTGTGCTTTGACGATAGTTTAATGGTTGTAATTTTATAATTAATTCTTTTAAAACTATTTTGCTGTCGTAGACCACTGAACTAAAATGTTCAATAATTTTACTTAGATCTAAATCATAATCGTTTTCAGTTTTGCAACTGCTACAAGTGTTAGTAACAGCCATTTCATTACCAAATGTAGCAATGCGCATGGCAGCAAATATAACCTGACTGTCTAAAATGCTCATGTCCCAGCCGTTTTTAATTCCTGGAACACAGCTTTCTATAACTTTAACTGAACTTTCGCCGGATAGCAAAGCATCAGGAGTTTTTAAAATAATTTCATCCATGCCTGTTAAACTATACACAGGCATGTTACCCACGTCTCCTTGTATAGTTCCGGGCTGACAGTACACACCCTGACTTGGTAATTTGATGTAAATTTTAGGTTGTCTAAAAAATTGCTGTAAAGGGTTCTGTACCATGTTTATCTCCAGATAAATATCTTATGTAGTATTTATATACGCACATTTCCTGGAAAAAATTATGGCAACACCATTATCTGAAGAAACCGCACAAAAACTGTTAGCACAAGGCTCGGGCAATAGTGCAGCTCAACCGCAACAAGCTGGTCTAAATGCTGCTGGCGCAAACAAAGGTTTAAAAGATCTATCCGATGGCGCGGCCAGTTTATATTTTGGATTTAATAGATTAAACAGCGGAACTGATGCAGCCACAGCTGGATTAGCAGCGTTATCTAAAGGTGCTCAAGCTGTTGGATTGAATGCACTGGGTAAAGGTTTAGATTTATTTGGCGGTGCGTTATTACAACAAAAAACTAATATGGATAAAGCTAGTGCCGAGTTAGGCATTGGCGGCAATAATATTGGATTGTTTGTTAGAATGGCAGGAGATGCAGGACTAACTACGCAACAATTCTCTGAAGTAATCAAACGAGCTGATGGAAGTATTGGCGGATTAGGTATCACAGCACAGCAAAGTGCGTTAAATTTTAGTAAAGTTCAGAAACAAATTGTAGAAACTGGTGATCAGTTGAACAAGATGGGTATCAGTGCGCAAGAGCAAGCTGAAATCACAGCAATGGCTACAATGAATGATGCCAAAAGAAATGCTAATGATAAAGCTGGACAAGCTGCTATCGCCAAGAGTGCTATTGATTTAGCAATGAGTTTAGATGAAACGGCAAAAATTACTGGCCAAAGTCGTCAAGCTATCATGGACAGCATTAAAGCTGAAGAGAAAAAACCTTTAGCACAGTTAGCCATGATGCAAATGGACGAAAAGCAACGAGAAAATTACGAAAAAGTCCAACAGCAAGTGCAAAAACTAGGCCCTGGATTTATGAGCCTGACAACAGAAATTGCCACAGGTGGAGTGCAAACTAAAGAAGGTTTGGCCATGTTGCAGGCGATGGGACCAGAAGCAGCTAACAAATATCAAGCAGCTACTGAACTTATGTTGAATGCCAAAACTGACGAGCAGAAAAAAGTAGCGCAAGCTCAAATGGATGAAGCACAAGCGGCTGTTCAACGTCGTATGGCTGATGAAGAATTTAAACGGTTAGTCAAGAGCGGAACAGCAGAACAACAACAAGCTGCGGCTAATCTTGTCATGGGCAATAAAGCCATGATGAGTGTACAAAGTGAAGCAAACAAAAACGGCGGCGACTATGTAAAAGCAATTAAAGATCAACGAGAAGCTGTGCAAGCTACTCAAGCTGGTTTGAAAGTAGATGAAAACGGCAAAGCAAAAGCAACGCCTGAAGCAGACGAAGGACAAAAAGTTGCTCAAGATTTAAATGCAATGAACAAAGCAGCTGCAATAGCAGCCGGAGGCCTTTCTCATAATTTTGAAGATGTAAACAAAAAATTAGCTACCACGCCTGCTTATATAGATGCTATGAACGCAGCTATGAAGAAAGTTTCTGGCGGTGCTACTACAATGGAGCAAGCTGAAAAAGCTCCTTCAAAAATTGCTAAAGGTTTAAACGAAATAGTTTCGGGAGGAAAAGAAGGTCCTACTAAAACTACAGGCGGTGCTAGTAGTTTGCCTAAAGACTACGAGCCAACTAAAAAACGTGCAGGCGGAACACTAGCAGAAACTGGAAGTGCTGTAGAACCTGAAGATGCTATTGTCAAAATACACAAAGGTGAAACTGTATTAAATCCTGATGCTACTAAAGCTATGGGCAAACAACTAAGTGCTGGAAGTAAAGCTCCAGGAGGAGTAAATTTTTCTGAAATTAGCAAATCAGTATCCACTTCTATTAGTAGCATGTCAGGTGGCGGCTCAACTGAAACCAAACAAGTACAAAATGACAGTAGCAAAGCTGCTGAAAAAGAATTGGCAGCTGTTCGAGAACAGATGCAAGCTGAGCGAGCTGCTCTTAGAGAAAAATTAAAAGCTCAAATGGGTGACGGTAGCAAGTTAGGTGGAAGTAAAGTTTCTTATGAAATGCGGACTGGAGACGAAGGTAAAGCAATAGGTGACAAATATAAGGCTATAATGGAGCCTTTACAAAAACAAATTGAAGCTGGCATTAGTTGGGAAACTACTAAAAAAGCTTCTGCAATTGAAGAAACTAAAAAAGTAGTAGAAGAACAAACTAAAATATCATTTTCTGGAAATGCAAAACAATTAGAAGCGTTTAAATCAAAAACAAAAGATGAAGATAATTTCTTTGGAGACACTAAGAAAAAAACTTCTGCTGAATTAGCTGATCAGGCAGCTAAGAAAGATGAAATATTTAAAGCCGCTGAGCTTGCAAGAAGCGTTGTAGGATACAATGTTAAAGGTCTTAGTGATGATGCTATAGCTGCAATATTGCCTATTAGTGCAAGTATGGATGACTTTTATATAGATATGAACGATAATATACAAAGTTTTTCCAATGACAGCGCAAATAATTTGAAAAAAATAACAGACAACGAGCAAGCATCTTCAACAATTAAGATATCGGCATCGGAAGCTGCGCGAAAAGTATCTGAAGATATGGGATTAAAAAGTATAGAATCTGCAACAGTTGCAGGAAAAGCCCAAGAACAATATCATTCACAATTTACAGAAAGTCAGCAAAAAATAATTGACGACTATAAAGGATACAGTGAAGAAAACAGATCGTTCCATGCAAAAGCTATGGAAAAAGGAGCCAAAGAAGATGCTGAAACAGCACAGATGATCGGTGAACGAATTATTAAAATGAAAGCAGAAATTGGTGATCGTCAAGCAACTACCGAAGAACTTGCTGCAATTGAAAACGAAACACTTAATAAAGCAATGTTTGAAAAGCAAGCGGCATCTAAAAGAGAAATGCAAGATGTCATGGAGAATCTTAACGAATATAGTGCTACAAGAGAAAAAGAATTAAAGCAACAAGCAGCTAACGAACAAGTAAGTATGCAAGAAGAAACAGTTGCAAAAATATCAGAAGTTACAAAAACAGCACAGGCAGACGCACTTGAAAATGCAAATACAACCGTAAAAATTAACGGAAAAATTGTAGATCCTAATAGTCCAGAAGCTAAAGCAGTTATTGCTCAAGCAGAATCTGCAAAATCACAGATGAATAAAATGCTTGGTGGAATGATTCCTAAAAGTGCAGACATAGCAGGTAAGGTAGGAGATTTGACTAAAGGAAAAAAATCAGGAGATGTAGGATATGTCACCGAGCAAGCTAACAAATTAACTGGAAGTTTTGGAGATATTATCGGTGGCAAAGGTGGCATGCTTGGCGATATGTTTAATCCTAAAATTGTTAACAAAGTAAGTGATGAAGAATTTGCCAAACTCACAGCAAAAAATAAAACAGAAGGTGCACCAAAACCTGCTGCAACTGCTAGTGCTCCTAAAACTACTGAAGCGGCCGCAAAGAAAGAAGAAACAAAAACAACAGGTGCACCAAAACCTGCTGCAACTGCTAGTGCTCCTAAAACTACCGAAGCGGCCGCTAAGAAAGAAGAAACAAAAACAACAGGTAAACCTGGAGAATCAGAACAAGCAAAAGCTGCGGCAACTAAAGAAGCACCTAAAGAAGCACCTAAAGAAGCACCCAAAGCAAAAACAGCTGAGGCTACCTTAAAAGATTTGAACGACCAGCTAATCATGTTAAATAGACATATGGTAGAATTAATTAATCACAGTGCCACTACAGCCGATGCTAGTAGCAAAACAGCAAAGACAGCGGCAAAATCAACTGGTAGAGCATTTTAAGGATAAGTCACAATGACATGGAAAAAATATTTCAGCCCTGTGGAAGTCAGTGGACAGTTAAGTACTATTAGCGGCCAAAGCAGCGGTAATCGTCCAGGACCTGCTCGTACTAATTATAGTAGCTATCTTCCAGATGTATATACAGGAAGCCCAAATCGTATTGAACGTTATCAGCAATACGAAGTTATGGACAGCGATCCAGAAGTTAACGCGGCTTTGGATATTTTAGCTGAGTTTTGTACACAAAAATTAAAAGATAGTAAGAACCCATTTGCTATCAAATGGCGTCAAAAGGCAACTAATTCTGAGATTAAAATTCTCGGAGAGTACCTGCAACAATGGAACACTTTACAAAAATTTGATACAAAAATATTCCGTATTGTGCGTAACACATTCAAATATGGCGATAGTTTTTTTATTCGAGATCCTGAAAATCAAAAATGGAATTATATTGATCCAAGCAACTTAATTAAAGTTATTGTCAACGAAAGCGAAGGCAAAAAACCTGAACAATTTATAATTAAAGACCTTGCGCCAAACTTTGTAAATTTAGTTGCAACACAGATTACACCAACTATTAAGCCTCAACAAGGTGCAGGGTCAGGACCACAACCAGTAGGCGGATACAGCGGTAGTGGCTCTGGAAGTAAAGGTTCAACGGGTAGTTCAAGCAACAGATTTGGTCTACAACAAACTGAACACGCTATTGATTTTGAGCATATTGTACATTTAAGTCTAAGCGAAGGACTAGATAACAACTATCCGTTTGGTAATAGTTTGTTAGAAAATATCTACAAAGTGTACAAACAAAAAGAATTATTAGAAGATGCTATTCTAATTTATCGTATACAACGTGCTCCAGAGCGCAGAGTATTCCACATTGATGTGGGTAATATGCCTAGTCACTTGGCTATGGCATTTGTAGAACGTGTTAAAAACGAAATTCATCAGCGCCGTATTCCGTCACAAACAGGAGGCGGACAGAATGTCATAGACTCTGCATACAACCCTCTAAGCATTAACGAAGATTATTTCTTCCCTAAAACAGCAGACGGCAAAGGATCAGACGTCACAATGCTAGAAGGCGGTAAGAATATTGGTGAAATTGACGACTTGAAATATTTTACTAACAAGTTATTCCGTGGATTGCGTATTCCTAGTAGCTATTTGCCTACAGGTGCAGATGATTCACAAAGCAATTTCAATGATGGACGAGTAGGTACAGCTTACATTCAAGAATTACGCTTTAACAAATACTGTGAAAGACTACAAAGTTTATTAACAACAGTGTTTGACGAAGAATTCAAAATGTATATGCATGGCAAGGGTTTGAATATTGATTCAAGTTTGTTTGAATTAAACTTCAATCCTCCAATGAACTTTGCAAGTTCACGTCAAGCAGCCATTGATGCAGAGCGTATTAATACTTTTAACACTATTCAAGCGGTTCCTTTCATGAGTAAACGCTTTGCCCTCAAACGTTTCTTAGGACTAACAGACGAAGAAGTAGCAGAAAACGAACGCTATTGGGCAGAAGAAAACGGTCAAGGACAACCAACTACTACAGATGCTGCTGGTGAATTACGTAGTGCAGGCTTGAGTTCAAGTGGTATTGAAGGTGATTTAGATGCCGCCGGAGACTTAACAGCACCAGAAGATATGCAACCAGAAGAAAGTGCCGATACCGCGCCAGGCGCACCTCCAGCAGGAACTCCTACAGCACCTCCAGCATAAATACAAGATGATATTAAGAGAATTGTTTTATATTGATCCTGAAACTAGGCACGTGGCTAATGATTTACGCTACGAGCCTAAACGTGACGATTCTGTTTTGCACAGAGACGATACACGCAAAACTAGATTAACATTAAAACAAATTAATGAACTACGTAAAAGTACTGAAGCACATATTCTAGAACAAGAAAACGAATTAGATTTCATACATTCAATGTATGCAACTCCGCCGGCCCCGCCCGCATAATTATAAAAATAGTCAAAAACGACTGTTTTTGCTATATAAGTACACTATTTTTTAACAATAGTGTAAATATAATACAGCCTTGTATCAACAATCATACCACAGGAGAATAAACATGACTGACCGCGCTCAATTTGAAGCTATGCTTGAAGCTTTGATCAATGAAGATCAAGACGCAGCAAAAGAAATTTTTCACAACATCGTTGTTGGAAAATCACGTGAAATTTATGAAGAACTTCTAGCTGAAGATTTCAGCCCAGAAGAAGCTAACCGCGCAGCCGGTGGCCATACTCAATCAGAAAGCATGGAAGAAGAAGGTGCTGAAGAAGATGTGGAAGAAGACATGGAAGAAGAAGGCGCTGACGAAGAAGGTGATGACGACAGCGAGGATAATCCCTTTGGCGGTGAAGACGATGAAGAAGAGCCAGAAGATGATGGTGAAGATGACGGTGAAGACGACGAATTCGGCGGCGAAGACGACGCAGAAGGCGGTGACATGGAAGACCGTGTAATGGATCTAGAAGATGCATTAGAAGACCTAAAAGCAGAATTTGAACAACTATTGTCACAAGAAGGCGAAGAAGGCGGCCATGACATGGATGCTATCCATGATGCAGGTATGGGCGGCGATGATGACATGGAAATGGGCATGGATGACGAAGGTTCACATATGCCAGTTATGGAATACTACAAGAAAGTATCTGTTAGCCATGGTGACAACGGACAAAATACTAAGTCAACAATTGACAACATGAAGAACGACATGGGCGGTTCTGCAAAGAACATTGCACAAAGTTTTTCAACAGAAAAAGGCGGCACACAAGGTGGTTTAGCAGCTCCAACAACAAAGCCATTAATTGGTGATGTTCAGAACAGCGTAAAAGCCAATGCTGGTAAAACTAGCTTTAAAAAGCAAGAACCAGGCCACGGTGCTGAGAAGAAAGGCAAAGGCGAAAGTAATGTTGATAAGAAAAGTCTTATCGGCGGAAAGATTCGTTAATAGATAGAGACATTGAAAAATATGTTATACCTCCGAGAGAATCTCAGTTTCAACGAAGCAAAAATGATCGTTGAATCTGATGACAAAGATGGGAAAAACTTATACATGTCCGGGATTTGCATCCAGGGCGGTATACGTAACGCTAACCAGCGTGTTTACCCTGTTAATGAGATTGGCAAGGCTGTTAAGACCCTTAACGATCAGATTCAGAACGGTTATTCAGTTCTCGGAGAAGTGGATCATCCAGATGATCTAAAAATTAACCTGGACCGCGTAAGCCACATGATAACAAATATGTGGATGGACGGTCCTAATGGTTACGGGAAGTTGAAAATACTTCCAACACCTATGGGACAACTTATCAAGACAATGCTGGAAAGCGGCGTCAAGTTAGGTGTTTCAAGTCGCGGATCCGGTAACGTCAAGGACGACGGCACTGGCGAAGTATCAGATTTTGAGATTATCACAGTAGATATGGTAGCTCAACCTAGTGCGCCGGGAGCGTACCCAACACCAATTTATGAACACTTGATGAATAGTCGAGGAGGATTAAGTAGCTTGCGCATAGCGCAAGAGGTTAAAGGCGATCCTAAGGCACAGAAATATCTCAAAGAGAGCTTATTATCAATAATAAGCAAACTCCAATAACAAGGAGAATCATATGTTGGATGCGCTAAAAAGTTTATTTGAAAACAATGTGATTTCTGAAGAGATTAAAGAGTCAATTGAACAGGCCTTCGAAGCTCGCATTAGCGAGAGTCGTCAGGTTCTGACTCAACAACTACGCGAAGAATTCGCACAAAAATACGAACACGACAAGAACACAATGATTGAAGCAGTAGATCGTATGATCTCTGAACAATTATCTGCTGAGATTGTTGAATTTGCAGACGATCGTCGTCAACTAGCTGAAATGAAAGTTAAGCTAGTTCAAGAACGTAAAAAGACAGCTAAAGTAATGAGTGAATTTGTTACTCGTCAGTTAGCTTCTGAAGTACGTGAACTACACGAAGATCAAATGGCAATGGCTAGTAAGTTCGGAAAATTGGAACAATTTGTAGTTGAAGCTCTTGCTCAAGAAATTACAGAGTTCTTTAAAGACAAACAAGACTTAGCAGAAACTAAAGTACGTTTAGTTCGCGAAGGTCGTCAAGAAATCAAGAAGGTAAAACAAGATTTCGTTACTCGTGCAGCTAAGATGGTTGAAGGTGTTGTAAGCAAGAACTTACGTTCTGAAATTACATCATTGAAAGAAGACATCGAAGCAGCTCGTAGACAAGATTTTGGCCGTAAATTATTCGAAGCTTTTGCTCAAGAATATTCTGCAAGCTACCTAAATGAAAAATCGGAAACAGCAAAATTACTCAAGG